TGCGACCTTATTTACCGGATCCCGACAAGCCATAACTTTTGACGCAAAAATGCCAGAAGTAGGTATTTATAAAGATGGAGTAAAATTAGGGGAAACTAAAAATGATGGGACATTTACAACAAAGATCGGTAAAGAGCTATCATCAGTGAATATGATGGCTAAAAAAGAAGGATATAAAAATGAACCGTTCTTTCTAAACACAAGATTTAACGGTGTTTCTTGTATTAATCTTTTAAATATAATTGCTTGGGCTATAGATTTGGGCACAGGGAATGCTTGCAAATATGATAGAAATTATGTTGAAATAGAAATGGAAAAAGAATAAGCGCAACTACTCAATACACTCCTTCTGATTCTCCGGAAGGAGTTTTTTTTGTTTAGTCCGTGGGCAAAGATTTATTATTGTGCGGACTGATTCATATCAAACTTTCTTTTTTATTGGAAATTTATTCTGTTTAAAGTCCTCAAACTTCTATTATATAGGAATGTAACTTTTTACAAAACATCTATTTATGTCGAATTTTGGGATATCCGGCAATAGTGCCGGAATAATCAAAATTCTTTAATTATATGGAAATTATCGAAAAGAAAGTGTATGAGGAAGGCGGTGAAAATCGTCGCTCTACGAGAGAGCGGGCGAATGCCGGCCTTACCTTGGGTATTATTGGTACTGTCCTCGGCGCTGCCGCTCTTTGGGGACGTGGCAATGGTATTGGTTCAATCCTAGGCGGTGGAGCTGGTTTCTCCGGAGGTGCTAGTACTCCTGCAAATGTAAACATTAACGCATACGGCACTGGGGCCGGGAATGGTTGTGTTGCCCCTACTTCTTTCCAAGCATGGGAAAAAGGATGTGAAGATGCTTTGGAATTGACAAATGCAATGTGGGGATTAAAACTGGGCTCTATGCAGGCTATTGCAGCAAACCGTGAAACAGACATTGCTGAAAAATTCAGCTTGTACAAGACGATGGTAGACGCCGATTTTGGGTTGTATAAAAACAACCGGGACAATATCGACGCGGTTAATAACCGTCTGAATTCTGAATTGTTCGGCCTGTACAAGTATACCCGTGATAAAGACGATGAAACCCGGAAGGAACTGTGTGATCTGAAAGCACAAGTAGCGATTAGCAATGCCGTCCGTCCCTATCAGGATAAACTGATTCAGTGTGAAATTGAAAAAGCATTCACCGCCGGAATTAACTATGTAGACCGCAAGACCTGCAAAATGGTTGAAGGTGTAGTAGTAGTACCTACCGAACCTACTATTACGGGTATCGGAAGTTATTGCTGCTTTCGCAACCAGACAAGTGGAGGATCAACTCCGGCAGCCTAAAATGCTCACCCAAAAGAGAGCTTATAAACGTAGAAAACAAAAAACTAAATAGCCATGCCAGGAAATAACTTTTTCTTTAACGGAAGCAGCGATCCCCTTTTAAACCAATCTTCCTATAACATGGAAGAACGATATCAGGAGATAGAGCGGATGCAGGCCGCTTTGGAGCAGAAAAAACAAGCGATGCAAAGAGCAAAAAATCAGATGGTCCAGCAACCACAACAAAGCCAGACTCCTATATGGGACGAAATCGAAAGCATTGTATCAGCAATGACTGACAAGGAATTTGAAATCGTAACAAACAATGAAGAATTTATTGAAAGTCAGAATATGATAATGTCTATTCTTCAAGCTAAATACATGCAAATGATGCGCCCGGTGGTAGAAGGCTCAAAAGAAGGTAAGGATGCCCTAGAGAATCATCTGACGCTTGTAAAAAGGCTTAGAAAATCCGCTGCTACTGAGGTTGACAAGGAGATCAACGATTTCCAGGAATATAAGGAAAAGTATTCTGATATTCCCTATTCTGAGTATCAGAAAATGAAACGACAGAAAGGAGGCAAGAAATGAAAAAAGAGGATTTGAACCAGTTTAAAGGTGAAATTAAAACCGCAGTACAATCCTGGGGAAATAGTAAAATAGATTCTCTTTTTCCGGATAAAGCACATACGCGCACTTTCTTTAAAAATGGGTTAAGTAATTTACTAGCCAGGAAGGATGCACTTATCAACAGATGGCTTGATACCGGATTTTTGTTTATTGCCGGAGAAGACGGAACAATAGACAGCGATGTTATGGTTGATAATCTTGTCTCTTTATTTGAAGAAATGGACGTTAGGGAGTATCAATTAGGGATGGTTAAAGTTACAGTAGGAAAAGGCCAGGCCATCGTAGATATGCCTCATAATTTCTTGTTAGATATGTTTATAGGTAGCTTGGGTTGTATTAAGTTCACGTCGGAAGACCTAGGGGAGTTGAAAGAACTCCTCAATTAATTAACTTTAAAATTATCATGTTATGAATGAAGAAATAAGAGAATTCGCAGAAGAATTACAGGATTTCCTGAAAAAAGGACATAAACTGCTCAATAAAATGGGGCAGGGAATGGGCCAAAGAAGCGGCAATCAGGGATATGGTCAAAATTCTGGACAAGGCATGGGCCAGAATATGGGCCAAGGTGGTTACGGCGAAAATGTCGGACAATGGTTCCGGAATAATTTCGGCGGACAGGGATTTGATCCCCGGTTTATGTAAACAGGTTCACCTGGAGGGGTGGAAACATCCCTCCTTAAATATTAAATAATATGTGTAAACAAGCATTAGATACATACGATTTTTACAGACCGATAGCAATGTCTCGGTATCTTAGTTTCAGGGGATGGCATTTTGATAAAAAGACATGCGATTATGCAATTTCTTTAATGAAGAAAAAAAATCCCGCAACTGGCAGGCTTGAACCAATAGAACCAATGAGCAAAGATCAGGTTGACGAACTTCTCGCTAAGCACGGTGTGAAACTGGAAAATAATACACTTTATGATTATGTGTACGTTGCAAATATGGCTAGAGCAGATTTTTATAAATCTAGTCTCCCAGACGATAAATCGCTTGCTTTATTTGTAAAAGATTCAATCGATGACCCTGATGCAGCTGATGGAACTATTATGCGAAGATGGTACGCTACGATGGTAGCCAATGGATGCGGAGTAGAATGGAGTGATTTTCTATGATCAGACAACGATTCCATATTTACGTAAAAGGTAAAAAATGGAATATAACCGCCTTTTATCCGGTTACAAGGTATCACGTAGATGAAATTATGAACGCCTTGTATGGGTTAAATTGTAGTGAATCGGATTTAAAAAATGCATATAAAAACCTGACAAGCGGAAATGTAAATAATGGTCTTGCATTCAGTAACTATTTTTACCGGGAATCAGTGGTCATATTTGCAATTTCTATTAGTCCGGCAAAGTACTTTAATCTGATCACGCATGAACTGCACCATCTGTCAGTTCATATTGCGGTAAGTAGTGGATTTAATTTACAAGGAGAGGAAATTTGTTATATAAACGGAGATATTGCTGAAATGATGTTCCCGGTTGTAGTTTATTTATTGTGCAAGGGGTTCATTCGCAACTATGAAATAAAATATTATGCCCGATAGTTTTGAAATATTAATCAATATTGCCGACAACGCAGCAAGCAGCTATATCAGCGAAATAGCCCTGTTTGCTTTAAGATGCCTGTAAGGCCGCGTAAATATTTAGTCGTGAACATATCGGAAGGTGTGAGAGGGGAGTTGTGTCCCCTCTTTTTTGTAACTTTATGCAATGTTGATGCGTATATGTTAAAAATGCCATTATAAAATGATTTTCTGGATTTTTTGTTTGTAAATCATATTTCCAGAATCTATATTTGTGGCATAATTATGCTCTTGGCTTCGTATGTTCTACCAATTTTGGTTTAATAATGAGCATGCCGACCCAAGAGCCTTTGTTTTTTATAATGATATGAAATCAAACAATAAGCCAGAATCTAATTTTAGTGCACCAGTCAAAATAGCTGTTCTAATAGACGGAGGATTTTTTATTAAAAGATATAATTATTTATATAATAAGGGAAAAAACAAAACTCCTGAGGAAGTTGCTGATGACATTTATACATTAGCTCATTCACATGTTGGGAAAGAAAATTATCTTTATCGTATATTTTTCTACGACTGTGTACCTTTTTCAAAAAGAGTTCATAATCCTATTTCTAAAAAATGTATTGTTTTTGAGAGAAGTCCTGAAGCTATATTTAGGAATAAAATATTTGAAGCCTTAAAACAAAAAAGAAAAGTTGCACTTAGACTAGGATATCTTAAGGATTCTGGCAATTGGCAAATAAGACCAAATAAAATAAAGGAATTATTATCTGGTTCATTGAAAATAGAGGACTTACAAGAAAGTGATGTTTATTACGAATTAAGGCAAAAAAGTATAGATATGAAGATAGGGGTAGATATTGCTTCTTTATCATTAAAGCATTTTGTTGATAGAATTGTACTTATATCTGGTGATGCTGATTTTGTTCCAGCATCTAAATTAGCGAGAAGGGAAGGCATTGATTTTATCTTGGATCCTATGATGGCTCATGTAGATAACTCTCTATTTGAACATATTGACGGAATGAAGTCTCCCAAAATACCACCTAGAAGGAAACAAACTAAGTAATAGCGAGGACTAACCTCGCTACTTCTTTCCCTTTAATTTGCTAATAACCCAGTCCCGAAATTCATTTTGTATCTGGATAGCTTCTTTATCTGGTAAGTTCAAAGCTCCTCCTCCGGTTAAATGTCCCCATCCACGCAATAATAATATGTTTTCGTTATCTTTTTGTATGAACACATCGTTTGCATACGTTATATTTCCCAAATTCAGATGTGTATCTTCATTGCTTAGTGTATCACAAATATTCCTGATAAGTTCATTGTTTCTTGTAAGGATCATAAATGCCATAACACCATTAGATGAGAATATGTATGGTTCTGATATCCGGAATGGAGGTTTATAAATTTCAAGTGCTTTCATATTTATTCATTTAGTTTTTGAATCGTTTTTATTGAGTATCTACAATCAGGTTTTTGATAACATTTTTTCGTAAGATATTTCTCACTCACGTATCCTAATTTCATGCCTCGGCTATAAGATGATGCATCAACATCATAGTACCACTCTTTATTATATCTGTATATATCTAGTATTTTTACAAGGAAACATGAACCAACACCATAATGTAGATATGCCTTTTGCCCAGCATGAAATTTAGGCAGATAAATAAGGTTATTCATTTAATTCCTCAATAAATTCACTCATGTACATATACTTCATCATCATCACACAGGACATGACATAGGGCTCCTTTTATTATTTTTGCTTTTCTCATGTTTCTATTATTGGTGTTTTAAATACTCAAACGGGATTACATTTGCAAAAAACATATCTCTTGGGTCGCCACAATATTCAACATCTACAATGTATCCGACGGCATATTTACCACTTTCTGTTTCATAGATTAACTTGTCCCCATTTTCGGGTTTATTTTGAAGCCAACCTCGAATACTGAATGTATTTTTATTAATCCGGCAGATTTCGATGGAATTACCCCAAGTATGATGTTCCCATTTTTTGTATTCTGCCGGGTTCGGATTTATACGGTTCATTTTATTTAATAACCATTTCTTTTTTAATGCTAAAAACAATTCTTTTATTCTCTCTTTCATGCTATTTTTTTGTAAAATCCCACCAAAATAAACTTCCACAGTCAAGATATTTACAATTGTAGGCGGTGGCATAGAATCCTACTTCATGACCCACAATAAGGACATCTACATAGATTTATACTAGTCATTTTTCTCATCTTTAAGTATTAGTATTTATAGCATTTTATCGGACAAAATTTTCCATTAATTTCATTCCCGACATTCATAACTCTTCTCATGTTATCTGTCTGAACAGATAAGAAATGAGAAATCACATCATCAAACATATATATCTTTTCACCGTCTGAGATCTGATTTATGCCTTTCCTGAAATAAACAATACGATGAGATTTGTTTGAGACAGCATATACAAATACAGGTTTACCTATCCCATCCGGATTTTGAAGTTCTTTATGCTGCTTAAAACATATATGTTCTACTATTTTCTTGAAATTATATTCACTTTCATCATGTGATTCCATTTTAATCGTCCTGAATTTGACATACACTTTACTCCCTCTTTCTGTGAGGTCCACTTTGTCCATAATATCATGAACAAAAGGTATTTCATGGATTAGGATTATATAAACTTTCATATTATAGAAGTTTAGTTTTTTCTTGTGTTTGTTTTCTTTCAGGCTATTTTAAATGCTTCTTCGCGCATGTTATTTAAATTCATTTTCTCTCCTTTTCTAAAAGTTTGTTTTCAGCAAGATAACAAAGCATTTCATAAACAGCTTCTAGTAATGTCTCACGACGGATAGATTTAATAACTTCTTTATTAATAAATCCAATAACTTCATAATATACGTCCCAACAATTTGATAACTTTTCTATTGTAAGACCATTTAACCTATCGTTTGTAATACTATGAGGAAGTTTGTCTAATAAATCTTGAAGAGTAAACACTCCATAATCCATTCTAAGTGAATGGTCATAGTTCCCCATTTCAGCATCATAGTATCTGTCTAATACTACGATTTCTTCCCTTAAAGTTTCTGCTTCGTCATAATCTATATAATTCTCCTCTTCATCTTTAAAGAGATGTACAACACTAGCTTCCTGTGTATCAACACCTAAGTCCCTTAGATGTCTCATTTGACTTATTGATAAAACTTGGTTTTTCATAAATTTGGCTCTATAAATTCAACATTGTATTTTTCACAGTAGTATTCAAAAGGTTTTTGACTGAAAGGGAATATGGTCATTGGGCCTATAAAATATCCGTCACAGTGTGCTATTTCGTTATATTTCTTTTCTGCTGTTTTGCGTATTTTCTGCTCAGTTCCATACCCTGATTTATGCAAGAAAAATACAGTTATTTTTTCTCCTTTATCAAGCAGCTCCTTGAGCCGCTTGTAGTCTTTACTGGTTTTGTTGGGGATCATGGTTGTTTGAACTTATTAATTTTAGGGAGGGGCATTACACCCCTCTGTGTTTATACCAATTCTTTTTGTTTTAGAAATTTGTTTACAAAATAGATTTGCCCCTTCCCTGTCACATAAGTAGTAAACACTGTAAAAGGTGTTTCTCCCGGATTAGATATAGGCCTTTCAGATACCCAAAATAGGTCTCTTTCAGATGATGCCTGTGTGGGGGTATAGTAAGTAGCATACTTGTTTTTGGATTTACTCCAGCGTTTATGTCTTATCAGATATTTCTTTTCAACAAACCAATCATATAATCGTTGGGCCCCGATCGGAATCCCGTTTTGTGTGATAATTTTTGCAAGATCACGTACAAGTATGTTTGTATTACTTACTTTTACACTTTCCGTGAATACTACACACGGTTTTGTTTCTTCTATTATTTTAATTTTTTCAGCTTCGAGTTGTTTTAACTTTTCGTCTTTCTTCTTAATAGTTTCTTGTGCTACTAAAATGGCACGAGCCATAATAATTTCAGGTGTATCGTCTTCAGAAGATACTATATAACCTCCATTTTTACGAATAGATGGAAGCACTTCACTTGTTACCCATTTTTTGACTTTTTTTGCTTTTTCTATTTTTGAAGACAGAACAAGTGAATAAAAACCAGATTCTGTAATTACAACCATATTCCTGTTTTGGCTGCCGTCGTGAATGGCGACGGTAGCTTTATCTTCTTCATCAACATGGTTAGCAATTGCATCTCTTGGATTTGCATATCCGAGCATTGTTGCAACATCATTTGCAACAAATAAAGGCTCGTTATTTTCGTTTGCTACTGTACGGATTTCACCGAACTGTTCGTTTTTAAATATCTGAATATTATTTCCCATTGTTAATTCAATTTAGTTTTATCCAATATTACAAATCCCATATCGGGTGTTATGAGAATCCAATCGGGAATTATCCCCAAATTAGCAGCTAGAATTGATTGCTTCATGTCGGGATTTTTTGTGAACATATCTTTGATATTCCTATATCCATTACACCTTGCAAAATTGTCGTCAAATTTTATTCTGACAGAATTATCAAAATAATCATGACGGAAAGTACATGGTATCCCATTATACTTCTTTTGAACAATACGGTAATCAGCGTACTGTTCTATAATTTCATAATCATCCATGGTGGGTTATTTTTCTTCGGTTAATATCTGCTTCATTCTGTCAACAAGATACGAAACTTTCGCATAGAACCGGCAAACACACCTCAAAGCGTATTCAAGATCCGGTTCATCATGATTAAATTCGACAAGGTTGGACACCTCGATAATTGCTTCGTCGCCTCTTAGTGTTGAAGAGATTTCCAATAGTTCTTCGACGTTGATTGAAGGAATAGTTACAGTAGTTTTAGCCGTTTCGTGGCCATAACGTGCTTCATCAATACCTTGTACCGATGTTGACAAATTCTTTTCCGTGATAAGCATTATCCCTAAGAATTTATTTAAAATGATGAGTAGAAATATAAAAACGGTTCCACTCTTTCCCGCTGCTTATCACCTAAAGGGCTGTGGGTACATTAATACTCCACACGGGGGTTGTGAAACCGTGTATTTAAAGGCATAAAAAATGCCCGCAGTACGGCGAGCCTACTCGCCCTTTAGTATGATAAGCACTACAAACATACGGCATTTTTCCGACAAATCAAAATCATTCTGCATAGGGATTATTTTTTAACGATTCAACACAAATAATCTTCATATATCACTTTCAGGCCATGTCCGCAATAAGGCAGAATTTTGTTTAGTAGTTCTTTATCCATTATTCTATTAATTTAAATTCAGGAATAATTCTTATATTTGCCATGCGCAAAGAGTTGCGCATATTGTTTTGTAATTGTTGTAGCTGAGTTTAGTACTTACCGAAAAGACCAAAATAAAAATACAGATACTAAGCTCGTTAGACTACGTATATACGTGTCTGCGAGTTTATTTCTGTAAGGGTATTGGTCTACCTCGGTAAGAATAGATAAAGCAGACACGTTTTTTTTGTGGTGTCTGTTGTAGTGGAGTTGGCAAGGACGTCATCATTTAGGTGGCGTCCATTTTTATGTGATAAATTAACAATCAGGAATGATACTCAAATTTTTATCAATAGGTTTCCCTCTAAATAATATTTCTCTATTCATGATTTTGTTTTTAAATACCGTTTCCTGACTCCTCCGTACTGTGTTCTTTCAATAATCACAGTACGGGATTTTTCATATTGTTTTTCTAGTTCTTTCATTTGTTTCAAAGCTTCTGTCGCTTTCTCCCTTTCATGTTTTTGGTTTTCGGAAGAATACCAATTCTGATCTATCGATCCATATTTGTCCATAGCACACACCAATAATTTTTAAATCTATTTTTTACACACTCCGTTGAACACCGTATCATCGATATCCATATCTAGCTGAGAGGGGAATGTCTTGATGTAATTAAAGAATTTGAAAAGCTTTACATCATCGGTACCACACCTGTCGATTATAAGCTTTAAGGTCTGATACAGCATATCCGAATCCTTACCGAAAAACTCCTGCGTTTCTTCGCTGCAATTCCGGACATATCTTTTCAGGTTCCGGCAATGGGAAAGAAGGAGGTTGAACTCGCGTTTAGCCTCGTGTTTAAATTCGCAATTCTCACTTTTTAGCTTTTCATTAGCCTCGATAAAGCAACTTTCAATTATATCCACCAAGACGAAAGATAAGTTGCTTAGTATGTTTGCCTGGCTTTTACTTGTTTTCATTTTCTCCTGGATTCTCCTGTTAATTCAATTTCATTAAACATTTGCCTTAGCCGGTCACCAACCATTTTGCCGTAATATTCTTCACTTTTGAGCGTTTCAAGCTTGAAATTTGCAATTGCGAAAGTTGGTGCGCCCGAGTCATATCTATCTTGTAGCACTCTCGACATAGGCTGAATGACAGTTCCATAAACATTCACCTCCTTTTGCTCTCGTCCTAGTTCGTCAATGATAAGTGGACCGAATTTGTATTCAGTAATCTCTGTGTCGTTTTTTTCCTTTCTGAAAGAATCTACAATCTGAGAGCTTTTTACAAATCTCATTTCTTGTGAAGTTACATGGCCAAACTGCTTAATGTAGTAGTTGTATGTGCTGCACACGGCACGCATAAGCAATGTTTTACCTGATCCATACTTCCCGTTGAGCAATATTCCCTTCGATAAACTGCCACCAAATGACTTATCGCCTGAAAGGTATTTGTATAGCTCATGTATAGCATTTTCATTGTTTCGGTCTATGGAAAACAATATTTCTTCACCACGCCTTGCTAGAATGTTAGTTCCATGTGCCACTACAATCGTTTTAAACTGATCATAGTTCAAAGATAATTTCGGATATGATGTTTTCCTTTGTCCGACTATTTTACTCCATTCCTGGCGCATTTTTTCAATATGGGCGTCAATCAAAATCTGATTGCTTATAGTCTGGGGTTCGCTTTTGTTTTGTTGTGGTTCCATTCGATTCACTATCAAAGATTAATTCATCGTTCCATGATTTGCCATTTAGGAAAGTGTCCGGATTCTTCCTGTACTTTTTATTCGGCTGTGCAAGCTTGTATTGTGGGATATAACTCATAGCTAATTCCCGCTCTGCGTCGGAAAGTTTTAGCCATTTTTTGATGAGTAAATCCTTTTTGCCGACCTTTTTGTCGTACAGTTCCCAAAAATCTTCAAAAGAATAGTTCGGCTCTTTTTCTTTTTTCGCGGAACTTTTTTCTTTTTCTTCTTGGTGGATTTTAGGAGAATTATCATAAAACTGATTTCCTAAATCGTCACACACTTCCTCCGATGGGGGACTATAGGGGGTATTATATTCCCTATCCATTTCCCCTTCCCTTTCCCGTGGCGGGTGCTCGGTGTGTACCCGTTGGGTCCCCATTGGGTGTTCGTAATTGTCTATTTCTTTGGAGCTTATTTCCTCTGGTATGATGAAATTCGGGTATCTGGCATCAAATTTTTGATGGCTACGGAATGTGCGGATAATGTAATAACTTTCGCTCTTATACGTAATAGGTATTAACATCCGGGCATTCACTAAGGCATCAATCCATTTTTGTACCTCTGAAACTCGCAAATCTTCATCATACGGGAATATAGCCGATTTAAGGAGTGCCGGGTTTCCCCTTATCACTCCCATGTCATCAGCTTGATTCCACATTCCAATATAGAACAATCGGCACGCCCTTGGTAGTCTGGCTATCTTTTCATCTTCCCAAAATGATGGTTTGATTGTTCTTATTCTTGCCATATTTATTTTTTGTATTCAGAATCTTTTACAATCGGGCTTCCCCAATTATCTTCTAGTTCGCATATATTTTCATCCGGTACTGCATCCACTTTTACAATCCGGGTGAATACATATAGTTTCCCACAAAGTGGGCATGCGTATGTTTTACAACCTCCATAACATTCTGCATTTATTTCTGGTATGCTTGAATCAAATAAATTATTACATCTTATACACTTCATGTTTTTTTATTTTGATTTAACTTTAGTAGATTTTCTACTTCCCCGATGGCTTTGAAAATCTGATAAACGAGTTGAGGTACCATGGAATTACCATAAGCTTTTATGGATTCTGCTCTCACCCAAGATGCTGTCCGTTCACATTCTTCGACAATCTTCTTAGTCGCCAATGCAATTTCATATGACAACTCTGGCATAATGTTTCCAAATTGCTGGGCGAATTGTTCTTTATATTTCTGTCCAAATGGTGAACTTGCAAATGTTCCGTACTTCCGCAAATAGCACAATACCCTTCCCGATGTTTCCTCGCTAAATTGTGATAAGCCGTTCTGTTCTTGTTCATATCGTCTATTCTCCGATGTGCGCTGCAAGACTTCGAGCAATAAATTCGGTTCTGGAATCTCGAATAATCCTCCAATCTGTTCCCGAACCTTCTTCTTTTGAAAGGCTTCCCACACACGGGGCAAGTCTTCTCTTCTAATATATTCTTTGATGGCATCATAAACTTCTGTTTTTATATATCGCACCACATTATTGGAAATCCCATCATATCTGAAACGAACAGGGGATTGAGATGGGAAGTTTTCCCAGCATGATGAGCAATTAAATGATTCAATTGTGAATCCCTGGTTTTCCCGTCGTTGCGGTCTTTGGGCGTCCCTGGCTTCCAGTAACTCTTTATCGGTGTTGGCAGTAACTTCAAATTCATAAATTCCGTTTTCCCCTTGTTGCATACCTTCAGGCCTTGCGTTTGAACAGTTGGCAATAAACCAGATTCTGTCCCTTCTATGCGGCGCACCGACGGCACAAGCTGGTATAATAATCGGCTGGACGGAATAACCGATACTTTCGAGGTCGTTGCAGATTCTGTCAACAATAAATTGCTGACGCATTTCCGTCTCCAGGTAACTTTCTCCTTCGAGATCCGTGTAACTTCCCACTTCAATTTCATCACCGGGGAGTACCATGCTTGTGATTCCAGCAACGTTTTCACCAATAAACCAATTGGGTCGGATTTCGTCAACTCCCCTAAGCACTTCCGGCCAGAGGTAGCGGTCATCTTCCGCTCCTTTTCTTGATCCGGCACAAGAAAAAGGCTGACAGGGGAATCCTGCTGTAAGAATATCGATTTTTCCCCGCCATTCTGAGAAATCTGTTCCGAATATGTTTTCATAATGTTTTATATGAGGATAATAATATTTAAGTACTTGATGGCAGAATGGATCTATTTCACAAGAAAATGCATTCCGCCATCCCATCCACATGGCCGCTAATTCACATGCTCCTATGCCAGTACAAAAAGAAGCATGTACATATTCTTTTTGTATCATTATAGTTTATCTATTTCGTTTCGTTGGCACTCGATAAAGTACCGGTACTTGTTAACCGTTTCCATGAGTTTAACATTTGACTTTTCCAATTCCTGATTTCGGGCTTTGAGTTTTTCGCATTCGTCAAATTTTGCATCATAGGACCTGGAAAGCATGTCGAACTGATGGATACTTACAACTTCATCGGATTTCTTGCTTTTGTCTTGGTTTTGGAGTTGTTTTTCTACTTCTTCAGCAATACCGGAGTAGTCTCCTGATAAGGATGTGATAATTAGTGCTCTCATGATTTTTTATTTAATTTTTTATACAAAATCCGCCTCTTTTACAAATATCCCGTTGATAAGTTTCCCCTTCCGGTCTTTGATTTCGTTGTATGCATATTCAACGCATTCACTGAAATCAATACTCAGTTGTTTTGATATACAGATGAGAGTGACAACCGTATCCCCGATGCTGTCTGTCTGTTTTTCCCTATCGCCTTTGTTTATTGCCCGGGCCAGTTCTCCGAGTTCTTCAACTGTTTTACACATCTGTACTTTTGGATCCTGGGTATGCAGGTTTCTGTCGACAACCCATTGCTCAATTTTTTTAATAGTATTTTCAATCATGTTTTTTTATAATTTACACATTCAATTTTTCTGTCCACGCAGTTTTCATGCGGCACCACCGAAAACGGGCAATCAACTAATCCGAATTTCCACGGTCGGTAGTAGATACATTCCCGGCAGTCGGAATAGGTTGTTGACAGCCGGGAAATGATCGGTTTTGCTTGTTTGGGTTTCGGGGTGCGGGGCATAGGTTATTAAAATAAGGAAAGTTGAGATTCTGATTTTTCTTTATTCTTAACTTCTTTGCATTTACAACGCTCTAATTTAAAATTTGCGCATTCAACAACTCCAACCGTATATCCTTTTCGTACATATTTCCGCATATCTCTTTGCCAGTCGGAATCTTCATAACAATCTGGTTCCATACATCCGGCTATAATAGAGCCGCATTTGCATTTAATTACTTGTACTTTATTCATGCTAATTCTTTATTAAAGAGGAATTTATGCTACTAATCCGTTTTGCCTTGATAGGTTTGAAATAATTGCGTACATTTTATCCAATGCACCTACACGTTCAGCTACATCAATAAGACTCTCATTTTTCTTTCTGGCGTAGGAACGCAGTGCAATATGATAATTGTAATAAAGGGTTTGGTAAATATGGTCCCACACATTCTTTTGAGGAACATTGAAGTGCATGGAATATTTGTTTACCAAAGCACGGACTTTATCTCTCATGCTTAATTCAGGAACAGCATCAGTAGAAAGAGGGAGTGATAACATGTCTTTCTGCGCTTCTTCCCGAATAGCTAATACCTCATTAACTTTCTGCTCAACGGTTGACAATCTCTTTTCATGTTCTACCATGATCTGACATTGTTTAAGAAGCATTTCAGCCGGGGAAAGATTGCTTTGTTCTGTTCGCTTTTCTATTTCTAATTGTTCCCAACGTAAAACCAATTTAGCCCTTGCTTCGTCATTGAATTTTGTTGCGACATATAAACATTCGGTTTTTGTCAGATAATAGCATGGTCTATCTTGCTTATTAGCATCTTTATACGTGCCCAGCGCAAAATTGCGCCCGGCTATTTTTAACCAAGATTCTTCCATGTTTCGAATTGAACGCATGACATCTTTGTGTTCTCTTTCGGTAATCTGTGCAATTTCTAACGATGACATTCTACCATCGTTAGAAGTAATAATCAATTCTTCCATATTTGTGTGGTTTACTTATTTTTCAAATGAATCAAGATAAAGCTGCGCCATGCAAGCTCCGTGATAATCAAGGCTTGCCTTATGCGTTTTGTGGAACTCAGCAAACTTTCTGAAGTTGCCGGAACTGAGAATAAAGTAATACGCCTGATTCTTGCAGTTCTTTTCGATCTCTAATTTTTGTCTTACTTGGATTAGTTGTTGTTGCAACTCTTTTACTTCGGAAAGTAATTTTCCCTCGTTTCGTCGGGGTGGACGTGCTGTAATGGTACTATGATTCACATTACTTACAGATTCACTTCGCTTTGCCATACGTTGATGAATTATAAGTTAATAAAAATAAGAAAGTCGCCGACTTCCTGTTCTTTTGGCAAAGCGAACATAACACTTACAAAGAAGGCTATGCAACTCAGGACTTCGACGACTTATAATTTACTTATGGATATAAGTCACGATATGGTATAAAAAATACCTTCATTTGTAATTTGTGGTGCTCAATTGGCAAAGCGAGCACCACAAATATACGGCTATTATCCATAATTGCAAAATTTAATGTAAGATTTGTCCCTGCCGGGGAATGGAACCCCGGGGAAACCGTTCAGGATGTTATTTCTTTCCCTCTTCCCTTTCCTTTTTGCGGTTATATTTTTCTGTATAAACAACAAGCTCCCGTAACTTTTCTACGGGAGCCTCTAAGCGATTAAGCTGACAGAGTAATTCGATGCGCTCGCTGTCTTCTGGTGTGAATAAATTATTGCTCATTCCGATTTAATCTTAGTTTTTTTAATAGATGTCTGCTATTACAATGTTTTGACCATCCAATCCACGGACTAAGTATTTGTACACATTCATTTTGTTTGATTCCTTTTTTGAAAAGGATGGATGCTTTTTTGCAAAATTTTTTCTTAATCCGCTTGCGCATTTTTGTATGAGTGTGATAGAATACATATCCGACAAAGTCTATGCCTCTTGAACAAACTGGAAATACTTGCCAATTCCCTTTTACCTCTAAATTTAGATTGTCCCACAAATAGTTTCTTATTTCAAAATAGAGGTCATGAAGATGTGTTTTGTCAACATCGAGTATGACAATGTCATCTGCATATCTGAAATAATATCTTACTTTCAAAATCTCTTTTATCCAGTGGTCGAAATAAGCGAGGTAGAGATTGGCAAAATATTGTGACAGGTAGTTTCCGATAGGTACGCCAGGTGCCGAATCTATAATATTATCAAGCAATGAAAGGAGGCGTATATCTTTGATTTTCCGTCTGATTATTTCTTTTAGTATCTTATGGTCTATTGATGGATAGAATTTTCTGATGTCGAGTTTCAGACAATAAATGGAATTATCAACGTCTGAAAGTGATTTCCGGATATTTTTTACTACTCCATGAATGCCTCTTCCTTTAATGCAACTATATGTGTCTTTTGTGAGGACCGATACGAATATGGGTTCCAGTATGTTCATTATGGCATGATGTACAATCCGGTCTGGATAGTATGGAAGCTGGTATATTTCCCTTTCTTTCGGGTCGAATATTTTGAACGTTTTGTACTCCGATGTTTTGAAGTTCCCATTTTGCAGAAGTTCATGAAGTTTTCTGAGATTTTCATCCCGATTCCTTCGGTGCCTTATTACTCCGTGCATCATTGATTTTCCTTTGCTTGCTTTTGTGTCGGCGAGGTAAAGATTTTCAATGTCGCAAATTTTCTCGTACAGGTTTCCTATTCTTTTCATTTGCTGGTTTCTTAGGGAGCGTTCGGAATTTCTTACTAACACCCTTAAACATTTCCGTGATTTTTTGCCGAGTGGCAAGGTCTTTACCCGTTTTTATTTTCCTGCATAGCTGAGAGCTGGTGTTCGTGTTCGTATTCGTGTAGTTCGTATCGTTGTAACGAAAACCGGAGGAACGCCCTCGCAGGTAAACAACCCAGAAATTTTACTTGAAGTAATATCTTGTGCCTTCTGCACACATAGTGACTTTGCGAGGAAATTTCTTTAGTTCCCTTATCTTGTCGAGGATATATTTTATTTCACTGGAGTTCGTAAAGAATTTTCGCGCATTATCATCGGAATCTTCTATGTCGAATTTGATTTTCACAAGGTATCTTTCCTTTCCATACCTTGTTTTGAGATTGCCGATAAAGTCGATAACCCAGAATGACTTGTTTAAAAGTTTTTGCTGGGTTATCTCTTCACAATGGAAATATTTCCTGTCTTCATCGGGCTGAATATTCAGAAATCCCAGGCTTCCATCATCATTATTTTCCATTATCCAAAATAATCGTTATATAAATCTTCAAATTTTTTTCCGATGTATTCTGCATCATCAGATGTACCGCAGCAAAGCCGAGAGCCGGCGTACGTGCGCGTAAACGCGTAGCCCGTACCGTCGCAACGAAAACCGGAGGAACGCCAAACAAAATACGGATAATATTTATACTGGCTTGAATTGGAGTAATCTGCTTTCCAATCGTTGTTCATTTTATTTGCAGCTTTGAAGATTGTTTTCAATTTCATGAATGCGATTTCCGACTTTCCGAGTCCACAGTCCATTAAATGCTGTTCGTCAATCGGCTTTTCTCCTATGATTTCACAAGCATCATAGTATGTCTTTACTGCGTCTTGAAAGTTTTTCAGAAATGTTGTCTTCCCGAAGTTCGATTCAAGTACTTCTTTGAAGTTTTCGGATGCTTCAAAGTAGAGTTTCTTTGCTTGTTCTTCCGTTATCTCTAATGTCTTCTTCATGTTTTTTCTTTTAAAGAATGAGTAAATATTCACGATATAGTTTTTTGAATTGTTCTGCGGCGTATTCGGCTAATTCTCTATTCTTAAAGCAAAGCCGAGAGCCGGAGTACGTGCGCGTATGCGCGTAGTGCGTACCGTCGTAACGAAAACCGGAGGAACGCTGGTCTTCTCCTTTTTCAACGTAAAACCAGTTGTAATACTTACATTCATCCCAATTTGACCAATCTGGTTCCCAACCTTCATTCAATGCTCTGATAATAATTGTAAGCTTGTAGAATGCGATAATTGATTTCCTATCTTTCTCCGGAAGCATATCTACAACCGGCAGGTCGTTAGGGTTAAGTCTGAGATGCTTGCAAGCATCCTCGAAGGATTTAATTTTGTCTGTGATTTTTTCCATGATATTATAGTTTTAGTGTTATTGTTGTGGTTTTAAATTGTCCGGTATGCGTTCTTTGTCGTCCGGTATGTAGGGGATCACTTCTACAAACTTCGTATCTTCGATTTTTACTATCTCATAGGGTATTACAAATGTTGACAGTGATTTTTCGAGGTTATCCAATGCCCGGTTGATGTTTGATGCGGCAACTAGATAATGAATTGAGGATTCTTTCTCTTTGCCGAAGTTATCGCTATCGGTTATTTTAACTGTTGCTTTGTAGAGTCGGTCATCGTTTTCGTCATTTGATTCAATGTATTCTGTTATTTTTGACCGTTTCAGGGATTGAATGAGGTAATCCCCCTGAACTATTTCGGATAACTGCCTGCAACTCCTTTCTTCTGTTTCCGAAAAGCTCATTGCATCTATGAGGTATAATTCAGTCACTTTCTTTGCTTTGCCATCCTCATTTACTTTTTCGTATTTTACTGTGGATTCAAAATAGGTTGCTGTCATAATTTTAATGTTTCAATTTTTCAAGTTTCTTAACCAGTATCCCCGCCTTCCTTTGTCTTTCCCTCCCTTTTACATCCGAAAAAGAAACTGGGCTATCTTGTATCTCTTTGAGATGCCTGATTAGTCCGGCTTTATCCTTAAATAGAAAGGAAAGGATTTGAGCAGAAAGGGTAGATGGGATTTTCATGGAAAACTAAATTGTGATTGATGATCATGTTTGTGGTGGCATTCCCGGCACCTGATTGTAATGTTATTTACATCCCAGGCTAATTCCGATTGGCCTCTTTTTTGACATTCACTTACTGGAATATCGTGTGAACAATCAAGTGGAATACCTGCAGCCTCATTTCTATGACATTCCTCACAGAAAAGATAGCCATATTTTTCAATCATCTGGGCTATCTTCTTTTCTTTGGCTGCTCTAATCCGGCGGTCTATGACCGATTTAAGAACATATTCGCCGGAGCTGGTCATGTATGAGTTCATCAAAAATTAATAAGGTTCTTTTCAAATTCTTCAACTGAAATGTTTTTGAGGAAGTATTTAAATAATACGTCCTTTACACGTTCGTATAGGTTTTGAAATTCGTCTTCGTCCATTTTATCGAAAGCAATAGACTTCGGAACTTCAATCCACTCTTTCCGGGCAATCGAGTATATCGGCTCACACCATCCGGCTGCCATTTCTACCGTTTTTCTGAATAGTTCGATGCTGTGCTTGAAATGCTCTACCGCTATCTCATTCTGATATTCCCAGGCAAGGTTAATGAGTCCGAAATATTTTCGGTGAAAGGAAAGGTTTCGAGGCCGCTTGATAGTGGCCTCGTAAACCTCTCCGATTTTCAACTTTTTCTTTTCCTCGAAATCTTCATCGAAGAGTGGTTTCAGACCAACGGAAGTGTTAAGGAGTTTGATTTTCATGGTTAGAATGGCAGACTGTCGTCATCGTCTGCCTGTGACGGGGAATTATTTACTTCGGATTGTCTTTCTGTTTGCTGGTTCTGCTTTTCTCCGGAAGAACAGAACACGAGTTTATCAGCCCAGATAGTTATGTCCGGGATGGCTTCACCTGTGTTTTTACTGACATAAGCAGAAAAGTAGGGATTGCCACGTACCCAAACCTTTTTCCCCTTTGTAAGGTATGCGGTCAACTTACCTTCGCTGTCGTATTTCATTACCCGGAGCCATGTTGTCCTATCTTTCCCATCTGATGTTTTTTCTGTTACACCGATTGAAAATGAGGCGTATGCCTTGCCCCCTATTGTTTTCTGCTCGGCATCCTTGCCGATGTTACCTATGGCTTGTAGTTCTATCATTTTAATATAGTTCTATAAAAATTTCATTTAAAAACCGATAGTATTAGCTTATCAATAGTTCATTTGATATTTATGTTCTTTATTAATAAGTCAAACTCTGATTCCTGTTCAATAGCTTCATTAATCCCTCCAGTTATTATATTCGATATTTCCCGTTTATATTGGATTATTTTATAGATATCTTCGTCTATTGTGTTTTCCCCAAGAAAATAGATGCAGTTTACGGAATCTTTCTGCCCGATACGATGGCATCGATCCTCACACTGGTCTGTATCAGCGGCTGTCCACGGAAGCTCCACAAATATCACATTAGAGGATGCAGTAAGCGTCAATCCGACCCCGGCCGCTTTAATGGAACAGACAATCAACTTTACAGATGGATCGTTTTGAAAGGCGTCGATATTTTTCTGCCGTGTTATCATGTCGTCGTTTCCAGTGATTGTTACTGCATCAGGGAATGCCTGTGTAAGGAATCCGGCGATTTCCTTCTGATGGATGAATACGACTATTTTTTCATCGGATTTCAGCATGTCATTGATATAATCCCTTACTGCATTTAATTTTCCCCTTGCGGAGATGTTTTTAAGGACGCCGATTCTTACCATCGTTTCACCGCGCATCGACCTTCTGACTTGCTCGTCGGTTGCTGCCCGGTATTCTTTCAGATAATCGGCAAGGTCTGAAAGTGCCGCATTATATTCGCTTTGGTTGTCTATTTCACAAGGAACAACGGTTCTGATTTTATCGGGCAATTCTTTCAATACCTCTTTTTTGTTCCGGCTGTAAAAACAGGTCGTATTGAGTTTGTAGTTCAATTCTTCCATGTTGTCATTGAATCCGTATTCAGCTACAAACTTTGTGTATCCTCCGAATTTGTCCACCTGGTTAATGATTGCAAGCATGGAGGCGAGATCTTTTGCCTTGTTCACTACCGGGGTCCCGGAAATAGCGAATATTACCTCCTTTCCGGACGTTAATCCCTTGGTGAACTTGCTTTGTTGGGATGAAGGGTCTTTTATCCGGTGGGCCTCGTCAATTATGACAGATTTAAACAGGTTGATGTTTGGAGTAAAAATCACATCTTTCAGTTTGAAAGCCTGTCCGGGTTTTGCAACAATGTCCTGTACAAAGTATTTTTTAAGGCTTTCGTAGTTGCAGATGAATATGTCGTTTTTTATGCTTTCTCCAAAAAGCGATTTCCCGGCGGCGAAGAGATGCCATGTATTTATGTTTGAGTTGTTCAATATACAAGCCTTTTTGTCAGTCCACATGTGCCACTCTCTTTGCCAGTTTATTTTCAAAGAAGATGGGCAAATAACCAAACAGGGGAAAGCATTCAAGGCAAGCACGGAGGCAATTGCCTGACAGGTTTTCCCAAGCCCCATCTTATCACCGATGATTGTACGTTTGTGGATGATGTTGTAGGCGACACCCTGTTTCTGATAGGGGTATAATTCCATTTTCAAGGGAATATCCTGTTTCAGTTCCGGAAGTTCCGGTATTTTCCAATCCGCTTTTGCATGCTCCTTGGTAAATACGAAGCCGTACTTTTGTCCGAACATATAGACTTGCGGAGCATATATCTTTGGGAAGAAAAATGATTTGCGTTTTGGATCATATTCGGCACCCGGGCACACTCCCATCAGTTTTTTTATCGCCCACGTGAGATTGCGGTTGTATTCAAACGTAATCTCGAAGCTGTCGTTAGATTCCTTTATCCTCATGGAGTTGCTTTACTTTTTGTGTGTATAGGTCGATTAAAACTTTATAATCAAAGTCGGACAGGTGGGAGTGTTGGTGTTTGAGGATTTCAAGCTCCTCGATAACTGCTTGTCCGTATTTCTTGATTAATCCGCGCATGTATCCGATGTTGTTCCCCTCGTCGAAGCGGTTGCAGCTCCGGCATTGGCTATTGCAGTTCTTTTCGTTGAATCGGGTGGCCATGTGGCTCCGGTTGATGAAATGACCACAATCCGATTCTTTCCAAGGGACTATCTTTCCGCATGAAATACAAACTGTATATCCCTGCGGGTTTGCATCCCGAAGTCGGATATATTCGGAAAATATGCGGTCTAATTTGGCTTTTAAGTCGGGTCTTTTCTTTACAACTACCTTGTTGTCGAATAGGGGTTGTTTCTTGGGTTTGCGTTTTATGTATGCCATAATGTTGATTTTTGTGGCCTACATCAGGATTCGAACCTGAATTTTAAGTCTGATAGCCATCGGATAATATCTTCGGCGGTTTTATTGGAGATTGTTTTCATTTTTGGCTAATTCCGTTTGAGTTTCTCATTTCTTCTTTTGCCATGCTTACTACCGTCCGGAGCCAATCTAACTGATGGGTGGCAGCACGGTTTAGGCGTTCGATTGTGTTTACCAATAGATTTTCACGCTGACAGGATGCTTCTACAAGTTGCTTTAGAACCGATGCAGGGCAACCAGCTTGTTTCCCGAGGTTGTAAACGATGCTTTCTGATAGTGCCTTGTCCTGATAAAACCTTGCATCCGAAAGCATCTTCCCGGTGCGGGCGATATATACCGAAAGCTCGTTCCCTCTCTCTATGGCTAAATTAGCATCCTCTGGCGGTAAGGTGGATAGATAAGCTTCTATATCGTCCACCTCTTTTTCTAAATCTTCTATGGGTGTGATTGTCATGCTGTATTTTTTAAGTCTCCGAACATAGTCCAGTATTTAAATGCGAGTTCCATACACTTGTGATGGCCGGATTCCCATAATTCATCTCCTCTTTTTATGAATACCTTGAAGACGCGGAAGTTTTCTTTGGAAATTCCGATTAAGACGTCTTTCTCGGAGCCTGCTATATTCATGTAGAAGAATCTTTGCCTGTCGTAGTCGAATTGCCTTACAGCGGATTCAAATTGTTCCTGTGTCGTCGCGGAGGTACTTTTTATATCGCCTCCCCATCCCATTGACGGCATCCACAAGTCCCATTTGCATCGGACGGGCAGTGTAAAAGGGATATCGTAGTCGAATTTCTGACAGGGATTAATCATGACTTTCTGTGTGTCTGATAGTGGAAGTATCCGGCTGGCAAACTCATCGCGCATGAATGCCTTTTTCATTTCTTCTGCTTTTTTGAAATCACCTTCTGTCAATTGTTCACCGGCACAAGTCAGTTTGAAATAGTTGACTTTTTCCGGTTCTGTAATCATGTGATCGATTAGGTTTCCAAATTTTGCATGAACGGGGTCGATTTCCATTCCTCCGTAGAGCTGTCTTTTTAATTCAGACAGGTCGGAGTTGGATATTTCCGACCTGTCATAGTATGGGTCTTTCATTTTGCCGTAACGACTTCTTTGTAAGTAATAAAGTTTGACGTGATGATTTCTCCATCCTTGTTTGCGATATCCTCGCAGAATTTCTTCATCTGTGCGATGGATTTCTTTTCAATCTTTTCGTTCGGGAGATTCTTTCCTTCACGCTCGAACCAGAACATGAATATCTGTCCGTATCCGGCAGGATTGCTTACTTCGATGGAAAGCGTTTTCTTTACATTCGCCTCAGGGGCAGAATAATTTTGGTCGAATAGGGTATTGAGGTATGCTTCAGTTTTCTCTGCCTCGATGGATGTCTGTTGTTTCTGTGTGAAGTTCAACAGTTCTTGTCTTTTTTCTTCCGCTTCCCGTTTTGCCCTTTCTTCCGCTTCTTTCGCAAGCCGTTCTTTTTCCGCGGCATTTGCTTGCGCGATCTCTAACAATTCTTGTTTCTTTGAATCAACGCGATCAAGGTAGTACCGGATTTTTTCGGTGATTTTTTCATTGTATTCCAGTTCATTTTTGGCAGATTTGGAAGAAGCTATTTCTTCATAGATTGCGATCTCTTCTTCTTTTGTAATGTAATTCCTGTATGGATATGAGAAAGTGGCCGGTTTGTATTCGGATGAGAAGTTTTTCAATTCATCTTTTTTTAGCTCGCAGTTTTGCAGCGTGATGGAGTTGAATATTTCTTCAAGCGAATCGTATGCAAGGCTTAATGTGTTTACCAGGTCGTTGGTAAAGGCTTGTTTGAAATAAGCACGCATTTCGATGCGCTCCTGTTCTGTGGCAGCCTTGATACGCCGAGACTCTTCCTCTTTTGCGGCGATTTCCGCGATATGCCGGGCAAATGCGTTTCTGAAATTTTGTATTGCCTGTATTTCTTCCCCTGTTTTCAGTTCGTTTTCCAGTTCGGTGAAATGTTTCCGGATTTGGTCGAATGCCTGTGTGATTGGTTTCCGGCGGTCGGTCATGGCCGAAATGGTCTTGCTTATCTTTCCGAGGAATGTTTTACACTCTTCGTCTAGGAACCGGACTTCCGGAGTGTCTGAGATAGGGGTGTTTTCTATTTTAGCGAGCAGGATTTTTGCGACTTCTTTTGCTTTTTCATTACTTGCAATGTTTTGCACAATGATGTCTTTGGCCTGTAATAATGCTTCCTGTGTTGTTGAGAGTGCTGTTGTTTCCATGATTAAAAGGGTTCTTCTGGGTTTTCTACTATGTTTACACCGCCCTGTTGCTTGGCGATTTCCTGTACATCTGTCTCTTCGGCTTCTTCTTCGGTTTCTTTTTGCGGGACTTGGTTGTATACTGGCTCATCCAACCCATAGTCGGAGGCCTGGACTTGTTCGTCTTGCTGTAAAGCGGAGAATTGTCCTAACCTTAATTTCGGAAATGTCTTGAAAGCGTGCTTGATTACTTTCGCTTCAAGGAATCCGGTGTCGATTTGACCTTCATTTGAATGGTAGAGGGCATTGGCGTCTCCATATACATTCCCGTCTTTGTCTTTCCGTTGATTTTTCTTTAAGGAATATCCTTTCAGACGGTCGATGTCTTCTGGAAGCATCCAAAAGAAGTCAAAGGAACGATCGGGGCGGGTCAACTTGATAAAAGCTCCGATGATTGTTTTGCTTTGCCGTGGAATGGCTGCCGAATAGACTACCACTTTCTGTCCGGTTTCGTTTACCTTGGGCTTAAATTCATCCCCCTCGAATACGATTACAGGACGGTCGGCATATAATAGCTGTCCGGCTTGGATTCTTAAATCGAGCTCTCCATATGGAGAAATTTCAATGGACATCCGTTGTTCCCATGTTTGTTTTTCTTTTGTTCCTACATTCACGGAACCGGGGATGATGTAAATAAGGGGCCGGGATGCGTTTTCAAGGGTAAGTCCCATGCTTGCGATGTCAAGGAGTACTCCATATGTGGAGAAACCTGTACATTTTGCTAGGTTGGGGGAGGCTTGTATGATTCTCTGTAGGTTGTATTTTTCTTTTTCAAAGAATAATTCGCCCTGCTCAGAATTGTGGATGTTATTGTAGAGTGTAACGAATCGCTCTCTTACTCTCGTATCCTCTAAAATCTGAAACGGAGACATGGATTTAAGCTCCGTGATCGTCAGCTTTTTTGTTTCTGAATTATTTTCCATACTTTTGTTTTGTTGTTTGAAATGTGACGGGTAAGAGGAATCGAACCTCTTTCTAAGTACTCCAGTACAACCCGTTGCTGGCTTAATGCGCCTTTGACACGCGACTTCCGCCACTACCGGAGTATTGCCCGGTAGTTCACCAGCCCGCAGCGACAAACTGCGTGTTTTTTATTGTCTGTCAACATGTCAAAGAGCTTGGAGTTTTTTGTAAGGCCGTCACGTCGTCAAACTAAACGGCCTTACTTTTGAGCCTACTGTCCGGTTCGAACGGATGACCTTCGGAGTACAAAACCGATGCTCTACCAACTGAGCTAAGTAGGCGGGTTGCCCGTCTTCCCGGGCTGCCAGTTATTTTTTCTTTTTGTCTTCCTCTTTTAATTCAACCTCTGATTCCAAATCGTCTTTGATTGCCTTCACGGCTTCAATTGTTTCTTTTGCCCGGCGGATGATGTCTTTTTGCTCCAACATCTGATTGATTGTTGTCGTGTAGTTGACTTCCTTTTCTCCCAATTTTTTACAAAGTTCCTCGTATCGGATTTCGGCTTCCGTCATTTGTCTTTCTGCGTCATCGCTCGCGGATTCTAAAGAACGTTTAACATCTCTTTCCCTCAGATCGAATAATCTGTCGATAAAATTAGCTCCGGATAAAATTGCTTTCAGTTTTTTCATGATTCCACTTTTAAGGTTAAAAATTTATGTTCGCCTATTAGGTCTATAGAATGTGTTTTTTTATTCGATTCTGTCATGGAGAATGTCCCAGAAAAATAAGCTTGTGGAAATCCTCTTAGTTCCCCATACATTCCTACATTATTATCTTCAAGCATATCATCGTACCAATTCCAAAGTCCTCCATCTATATCTATTCTATAATAATCAAAACCTTGGGATACAATAACAGCCGCTCTCCCACAATATATGTCCATGGATCCATGTGGATTTCGATATTTAGAATGTACAAACTCTTCTTTTGGTTTAATTATTACTTTGTCTCCTACTTTGTATTTCATTTTTGTTAAAATTTAAATTCTGAGGTCGGTGCGGGATTCGAACCCGCGTACCCAGTTTTGCGGACTGGCTCCTGACCACTCGGACAACCGACCCTTTGCCGGAGCAACCTATATATATGGCCACAGTTACAATTGGCTGCCCCGGACTGATTAATTGTTGTTAATAATGGCACTCTGTACTTTTACCAGCTCTTTGTACCTTAATAGTTCCTGTTTAAGGGTTTCACATTCCTTAAAATATTTTGTCCAAGACGCATTGGCTGCACTAAGCTGCTTTTTAAGATCTTCAATTTCTTTATCCTTTTTGTCACTTACATTTACATTTGCATTGTCGTTCATAACTTTTCCCTTTTAAAATTTTGCCTTTCGTGCTATCTCCCGACAGGACTAGGGCTACAATGTACTTTATATGTCACTTAAAAAAAGGTCCGGTGTGAAATGGAGATGTTGTGGTGTAAAGAAAAGAATGTCACCGGACCAAAGAACTCACGGCTTTACAGTGTCGCATCTGCCCCTTACTTTCACCCGGGGACGGTGTTAGGTTTACTTTGTTTAAGCCGGACCAAACCTTGCTAAATTCCTCCGCCATTACGTATCTTTATCCCAGCTCCGATTGTTCCGATATGGTTCTGTCTGTTTCTTCTCCGGCCACATCGCCCACCCCAAAATACCGGACATTATTGCGAAAGGAAGACTATGGTACTGCCCTCCGTAAATACTGCATCCTAATATTCCAAGGGCAAGAAGAAAGGCTAATATTGAAAAAGTTCTCATAGTTTATCAATTATTCTATATGCTTCAATTACTTCACGGGTTTTTACCCGCCATTTCTGATTCCCATTTCCCTTATCAGGATTAATCAACTTCATTTTGATTGCTTGCTCCAGTTTTTTCCGACTGCCCAAATGCCTAATTGCTTCATTCCGGCTCATATATTCCCCGTAAGTTTCGGCAACGGCTTCCTTGACAACGCTCTTGGTGAAATCAATAAATTCAGCCATCGACATTTCGATACGATCGGTATTTCGGAGGATCAGGTTCATAATTATTTTAATCTTATTACATTTATCCCGTCTATAACACCCGCACTCGTTGCTTTATAAGAATATCCATCCCGATTAAGAAACCTTACTATTTTTCTTACGTGCATCTCTGTATATTCCCGGAATGGGACAAAAAGACACATTCCAGCCTGCATATCTAAAATCTGGCTTTTTAAAGTTTTTGGTTTATTAATTGCTATTTCATCCATTTTTATTATGTTTGTATATTATTTATTTTTTATGCTCATGGATTAGTGTTTTCATCTAATCACAAGGCAAAGATATGGTGATATTTCATTAATTCAAAACATATAGTGCTAAAAATAGTGATATATCATTTATTTATAAACATTATAAATAACAAATATGGGTACAATTAATGATAGAATTAAAAGAATTGTGAATGAATTATTTAATGGAAACACTAGTTCGTTTGCAAGACAAATAAATGTACCACAACCAACTTTAAAAGACATTGTTGGAGGTAAGCTTAGTACTCCAAGAGCTGATGTTTTAGAAAAAATATTTGGTGATAAATCATTGAATATATCTGCTGAATGGCTTCTTGGTGGAGAAGGAGAAATGATTAAAAATATTTCCGAATCAGATTCACAAAATGACATTCAGCTTCCCGAAGTCCCAGAGGCAAATAAAAGTGAGACCGAAACAATTAAGTCCTTATTGTCTGTGATCAGTGATCAGGCTAATATATTAAAACAAGTGACTAATAGTAAAGAGCAAAAACATATTGAAGAACAGAAGGAAATGTTTAATAAGATTGAATCTTTACAAAAATCACTTGATAATCAAGGAAAATATCTTCAAACGTTGTGCAAGAAAATAGATGATCTTATTTCTGAAAATAATATTCCTGGACAAAAAAAGGTTGGTTAACATGAGTAAAAAAGAAACAAATTTTAGTGAAGAACGTATAACTAATACTGATGAAAAAGTATTAATATTAATAAAAGATATTATGAGTGACTTCACCGAAGTTGTAAAAATGCTAACTGATACAATGAACGCGCAGTTAAGTATTATTAAGGATCAAGAAAAAAATAGTGCTGAAAGTACTCGTCTCAATAATCAGGCAATAAACCGACAATTAGATATAATAAATGATCAAAATGGATTTCTAAAAAAAATATTTGACCACATAGATTGTGAGGATAATAAAAAGATATCTAAAGTAATAGAGCTTTATCAGCAAAGGAAGCAAAATTGAAATTATTATAAATGTACTAAATTAAATATATTATGATGTTTTCGTCGTTAATTTTCCGAAAACGTACTACTATTTCATTTTTGATGATGTTGTTAGTATGTTTTTTTATAGGGTGTAGTAATCCATTAAATAAAACTATTAATGAAGAATTAAGTATTGAAGACTTAAAGTCTATACACAAGAAGGATACCTTATTTGTATCTTTCTATGAATTAATTAGGAAAAATATTTCTAATATAATGAATTCCGAAACCAAAAAAGTAAAATATTGCGACTTGACCTATAAACAATTATATAAGTATGTCAATACAATTCTTGACACATCTTTTATTGATTTAGAAGCTATAATAATTCAATGGGATGAAAAATTCCCGTTTGCTTATAATAAAATGGATTCAATCATAGCGCATTATAATAAATTTATATTGGACAATTCTTTAAGCAAATACGTTAAAATGGAGTTTGTCGGGTGTAAGAAACGCCAGGGAAGATATGGATTCCTTTGTGACATTGGAATGAATATAACTCCTTTGAATGGCGAAATAAGCGAGATATATGCGGACATCAGATTCATTCCTAAAAAAGGGGTGAAAAATGTGGATATTCATGTATGCTTTGAAGGCTCGTTCAGTAAATCTAGAACCGTTTATGAAAATGTTATTAGTGATGAATTTGAAGAAATGTGCATTTTAAAAGATCCAAATTCTATAAAAGAAGAGTACGATATAGAATATTATATATCAATGGCGAAATATAAGGGAAAATATATTTTTACTCCTATTAGTACAGATAAAATTCCTAAACCATATATTGAATATTTACAAAGTATATTTAATGGCAAAATCCCTATGGATTATGAAATTCTATCAATGAAACATAACAATATCAGAAGTGATGATGATAGCGAATTAATATCAAAAATGTTGTATTCTGACTTCGTTGACATTATAGATTATTCCTGTGAAATGTATTTGCAAAAATCTAAAGAACAAAACAAAAAGTGCTTTGAATTTTTATGCGACATTCCAGGTAGGAATTTTTATAAATGGATCGATAATCACTGCATAATAAATGATGAATCGACTAAGGAATACATTATCAAAAATTCATTTTTTTAGTATAATATTTAATGAACGTGCTAAATTAATTATCATGGAAGCTTTACTAGTATTTATTATTGCAATTGGTATCGTGATCTTACAAATCATAATGATCGCAAAATTTTTTCAGATTGCTGCAGACGTAAGGGATATTAAAAACATTCAATCAAGAAGGATGACAGAAAATACAACAAAGACTGATAACATTTCTATAGATAGTAATCCTAATTATTCTTTAAATGGTGAATATGTAACCTTTCCAGATGGCTTAACCGGCAAGATAAAAATTTATCCAGGTTATCCAGAATGTTCTATTATCACCGAAGATGGATATGAACTATTATACAATAATAGAGAATATGCCATAACTGCACTTCATGACTATTTAAAGAATCATATTGAAAGTCAAAACGGACTTTATACAAAAAGAAAATATAAGTCCTAAAAACATATTTGTATGTGTGCTAAATTAAATCTTTATTAATCTATCAATATGTCTATAAATAAATATTAAAACTTAGGTGTAAAGTTAATGATCCAGAAAAAATTGACAGATTTTACGAATTATTGGACAAGATTTCGGTTTCGGTAAAGGTTCGTCAGAATACCATAGATTAAAAAAATCATGGTTAATTTCTATAAAAAGCTTGTCCATTTCTGGTGTGCTTTTCAATTTGGCTGGTTTATTTGGTTTCTTTTTCATAATAGTGAATATAATTTGATACAAAAATAAGAATCACATTTGAGATAAAATAAAAAATAGGATTAAATGATAGATAGAGTAAAAAAAATAATAGAGTATAAGCAATGTTCTACAAATTCTTTTGCAGAAATGATAGGTGTGAAACAAAACACTCTCAATCAGCAATTGACTGGAGATAGAAAATTGTCTTTGGATGTTGTTCGGAAAATAATTTCGACCTGCAATGATATTTCCGCGGAATGGCTTTTAACAGGTGACGGGAAAATGCTTAAAAATATTTCTGAAAATTCAGAAAATAATCTGAAACAAACGATTTCAGAGGAACGTAATACGGAAAGTACTAACGAAAATCAAGACGTTCCAATGAGTGAGATATTAGAATTTATGAAGCTCGTGTCGTCCAATATGGATAGCCAATTGAAGTCCTTCCACCTGCAAATGAGTGAACAACGGGTAGAAATGAAAGAACAAAGAGTTGCAATGATGGCAGAACTAAAAGAGCAAAGATTAGCTATGGTTGAGCAATTTACAAAACTATATACTCTTATGGATAAACAGTTTACCGAAGTCGCAAAAAGAAACGAAGCTGAAAGTAAAATACTGCAGGCGATGGTCAATAAGATTGCTCAGGTCGATGAAAAAACCGGCAGGATTATTCAACTGCAAAAGGTATCAGGGGATTAAATTTTGAGTGTGCTAAAATATAAACGTGCTAAATGAAAACAGAAGAAATAAAAGAACTATTTGTACGGTTTGAATCCATTGTCTGTCTGTACGACGGAGTAGAGTGTTGGAGCGGACGTGAGCTCCATTCAATTTTAGGATATACCCAATGGCGCAACTTTATTCCTGCTATTGAAAAGGCAAAAAGTGCGTGTGAAAGCGCTGGAGAATCGGTTGAAGACCATTTTGCGAACGTCCGCAAAATGGTGTCACTTGGTTCGGGATCGGAGCGCGAAGTAGATGACTACATGCTTACCCGATATGCTTGTTACTTAATTGCGCAGAATGGTGATCCCCGCAAGCCACAGATTGCATTTGCCCAAAATTATTTCGCCGTGCAGACCCGCCGCGCTGAATTGGTGCAAAAACGTCTGATTGATTATGAGCGTGTACAGGCAAGGGCGAAGCTTGCAGAGACAGAGAAACGGTTATCAGGTGTATTATACGAACGCGGAGTAGATAGTAAGGGGTTTGCTATTATCCGGTCGAAGGGAGACTGGGCATTATTTCATCTTGATACAGCCCTGCTGAAACGGAAATTAGGAGCTCCGGATAGCCGTCCTTTAGCTGACTTCTTGCCGACTATTGGTATTAAAGCAAAGGATTTTGCTGCTGAAATGACATCGGTAAACGTAGAACAAAAAGATTTGCGGGGTCATAGTTCTATTGAAAAAGAGCATGTGGACAATAATGCAGCTGTCCGGGAAATGTTACTGGGCCGTGGTATTATTCCGGAAAATATGGATGCAGGCGAGGATGTAAAGAAAGTGGAAAGGCGTTTACAATCAGAGGAGAAAAAATTACTTAAGAACAAGAAAAAGAAAAACTAATTTATAAATGTGCTAAATAGAGACATCATGAAAAATCTATTATTCTTAATCTGTATAATTACATTTTGGGCATGTTCTTCAGTCAGTGAAGGAGAACCGGAGCCAGAACCAATACCAGAGGAACCTAAAGAATACATTGTTTCTTTAGGGTTAACAGGGGAAATAGATATAGAAGAATCTCCATTGTCTAAAGCGAGTGGGAATGATTTGTATGGTATTCAAGTATATTCAAAGACTTCTACGAATGAATACACACCTTATGCATATGGGCTGTTTGATGATAAATCTAAGATGACAATAAAGTTGCTGGAAGGTTACAGTTATAAATTTCAGGTGACGATGGTTGTTGACGGGAAAAATAAAATATATTATTATAATGGCGGTTACTATGAACCATTTATATTATTGGGAGTTAACAAAAGCCTTGAATTAACAAATTTATTATCTTTAGATAACAAAATCTATCTATCATACATTGATAAGGGATCCACATGGGTGGTTGCGGGTACATCAAATTTTGAAAGTTGTGAGGTCGCACCTATTGAAAGATATTATGGCGAAATTGAAAATTACAATCCTACTGAAAACGGTTCTATATCTATAAATATGAAACGTGTATCCTTTGGTATTAAATTCATTGCAGAAGGCTTGACAGAAGGAAAATTAAAAATAAATATAAAAGAAGCAGCGGAGCTAAATATTCCTTACGGGCAAACCGAAATTCAGGATATATTTACCTTTAAAAATACTTACCCTAACGGTTTGACATGGACTAAAGATGATTACTCAGAAACAATCCCTGTATCTATATCTTGGGAGAAGGTTGACGGAGCAGTCGTACCTTTAATAAATAAGGACATTACTTTTAAAAGGAACGTTCTTACGACAATAACAATTAAGGTTAAGGATACTTCGATGAATAACAATATTGATATAAGCCAAGAATCAGGTGAAATGACCCAAGGAGAAAATATAACAATAGAATCAGGTACCGGATTAGACGGGAATGTTGGTCCGGTTGAAAACCAGTAGAAATTTCTACCAAAAATAATCTAACAAATTGATTTTCAACTATAGAAATAAGGACACAAATTAGTACTTAAAATCCTGTGGCCATTGCGGCCGTGCGGGTTCAATTCCCGCCTCGAGTACAATTTGAAAATCAAGGTGTTAGATTAGATTCTAACACCTTTTTTGTTGTTCTTACTCTACCTGATTAGGTAACAAAAAGCACACTTTTGTGCCCAAAAGAGGGGTATTCCAGTAGAAATCCAGTAGAAATTTTTCAAGGTTTTTGAAACAATTCATAAAAAATGACGTTCAAAATTAGGTCTAAAGGCTATTTTTAGCCCATTTAATAGTTAAAAAATTATAAACATTATGGAATTAAGTGTAGTGCTAAGAGACGTTTCAGGAAAAACAGGGAAAGGGAATATTAAAATTAAGATTAAGAAAAAAGGGGAAGACCCCACCTTTATTCCAACTACCTATTATATCGAACCCACTTTTTTTGACCCTGATAATGGGATAATAAAGAAGGAATTCCAAGAAGCAGCAAAATGGAATTCAGATCTATTTGCTCAAAAAAGCAGATATGAGACTTATTATAAAGAACTCGGTGATTCGGTAAAAAATGCATCCGTCAAAACCTTAAAGCAGTTATTTGTCACCTACGACAATATCAATTCTAAATCCCAAGAACCTCTAAAATCTGTATCTGATTTCATTGGGGTTATCTCAAAGCAAATAGAAGACCTTAAAAATGAAGAAGCACCCGAAGAATTAAAAAGAAGCGGATATGCTTCTACCTTTGAAGGAACAAAAAACCTTATGATTGAATTTTTCAAATCCGAAATTATTCATTTCCAAAGTATAGACAGGAACGCTCTTATCCAGTTAAAGGCGTATTTCTTAAAGTACAAAGGCAAGGAAGTAACCTTTAATAAGCATCTCCGGAATATAAAGAGAATCTTTAATATTGCAATTGGAGACGGTTTGATAAGTGCCGACTTATACCCTTTCCGAAATTTCAAAATACCTTCGGATTACGACACGGAAATAAGGTGTATTGAAGCAGGTGTATTGAAACAGATTTACGATACAACGGGAATAGGGAGAGATTTTCTATTCTTGTCGTTCTTTCTGTGCGGTATGAACATGAAAGATATATTTTATATGCCATATTTTGAGAGGGGAATAGATGTAAAAAGACTAAAGACATTCAGAAAAGCCGGTAATAAAGTAAAGCTAAAACTTACACTTCAACCGGAAATAATAGAGATTATTAATCGATATGCGGATTCATCAAAAACAAGATTGATAAAAACGTTATATACGGACCGTGCAACGCTTTTACGCATAGTAAACGAAAGCATCAGAGAATCAATAGACAAAATAAATAACAAGCGCGATTCGAAGGATAAAATACAATACTTTACCTTTGCCTATGCCCGCCATTCGTGGGCCACAATTGCAGGTAAACTCAGAATACCAGACGAAACAATAGACAAAGCACAAATGCGGTCGTCGCAAAAAGTTATTGAGAAATACCGTGAATATGACTACACACAAGTAGACGAAGCAAATAGAAAAGTAATAGACTATGTATTGTATGAAAAGACCGGGGAATAGTCCCGGTCTTTTTAATTAATTATCTATAAAATTATATTCTAGCCTTTTGAGTGGTTTTGTGTTCTATCACATCGACAAAACCGAACCCCATCGCATTCCCTTGCCCAAATCCGCATTTATAACCTATTTCGATCAGGTCCGGATCACCTTCGACTTTAAATGTATAGAGAAATCCTTTAATTTTAGTCTCTGAATCCTTCCCTTCTTTTATAGTAATCAGTTTTTGTCTAATTCCAGACACAATCGTTACAGAGGTCTGAATAAAATCGTGGCGGTCAGACTTATAAAATACGTTATATTTAGAAGCTAAATTTTTGTGTATTGCAGCAGAGTAAATATCTTTATGTTCTATCGGATTTAAATGCAGACTATCCGACTGAACGTAAATAGGAGATTTGGCCTTTAGTATTACGCCTGATTTAATATCATCTTCTCTTAATACCTGTATTTCTTTTACTTTAAGATATTTACCAACATAAAATCCGGGGTTTTCAGATAATCCCCCGATAAAATCACATCCAATTTCATCTATATATGTAGAGAAAATGAATGAAATATAATCCGACAAAATATACATTCTCCTTCCTTCCAGCCTGAACTTCGGAATATACAGATTAGAAAATGTAAAAAATTTATAACGCCGATTGTCTGTTTCAGAAAATGATAACCCGGAATTATGCCAAAATTCTGCAGATCCCGAATTCGATTTATCCATAACGCGATAAATCCAGGCTGCTAAGCTGTACTGATAATTAATATCAATAAAATCTCCGGGATCAGCATTTAGGATTACTTTTATTCTCATTCCCGGAGACTTTTCATGATTTCATCAGCTATTTCGCAGGTAGAAATAGCGTATTTGGACATAAAATCAAACTCAGGCTTATCTTCCCATGCCTCTTTAAATTCATCCGGCCGCTTTATTACTATTCCGGATATTAACCTTGTCCTTTTCAGGATTTCAAAACAAATATCCGCAGCCTGATAAAACTCTTTCTGTTCAGGTGTTAATTCTTTCTGTTCTTCGGTTAGAGATGCACATGAAACATAATTCCCTAACAGGTCGACAATTTTTTCTTCAATTCCCATCGTTTTAAATTTTAAAAAAACAGAAGAACATTACTGTTGGTTCGATTTAAGACAATTAAGACAATCAGCCCTATATATATTTCAATTCCATTACAGTAATGTTCTTTTAAAAATCCCTTCTGCTGGTACAATTCAAGGCATAATAAAACAGCCACATACATATTTCAATTCCAATGCAGAAGGGATTACAAATATACATTATTATTTGGAATTGTAAGTAGTGTTGAAATAAAAATGTCCACTGTTACGGTTCAATTAAAATTTTTAAAAGGGACACTTTACCTCTTAAAAAACAAATTTCAATTCCGGTTACAGTGGACACCACAAATATATAAAATTGGAAGAAAATACACCAATAAAGGTAAAATAAATTATTTTTATGCCTCAAAAACTTATGCTAACAAACTGCCTGACATAAGTTTTTAGATTAACATATGCTCAGGCACCTAAACCCTAAGCAGGCAAATTCCTTTATTTTAGAGTTCAACAGTAGTCAGGAATGGATCACCTGGATACTGAGTCTTTAAGAACACAAAACCATCCGACTCTACTTCACTCTTCCCAAATTTGTAATCAGGGAAAGTTACATTTTTGTACGCTGTAAGAACTTGCTCAGCAAGTTCTTGCTCTACCTTTTCGTAGTTAACGCTATAACCATTAGCGTCATCGTCTAAAATTACAGACCTCCAGTTATTTCCATCCCAGTAATTGTAGGCTAAGGCTTCTGTGTAAGCCTCGTTTTCATCACGCCAGTTTTCAACGAACTCTTTAACAGAGTTGTCTTCACTTTCAATAATATCTTCTACTGCATCCTCTTCTACCTCAAACCCTGCAACCCTTAAATCGCTCAGGAATTTTTCCCGTAGTTCGGTGCAGTAGTTGTTTTCCAGACAATAGTCCTCGGCATTTTCTTTGCCGATTTTTTGTCCAAATTTGTCATAGCATTCCGACAGGAGTGTCATTTCAAACTTATTTTCTTCGATAATATACATTCTATTATCTTCTTCATTTCTTCTCAGTACGATTAATCTTTTCATATCCTTTTATTTATTTGTTTTCAAAGTAGGTAGAATTGAAACTCTTTTTTTGTTATGCTTCTCAAAAACTTACGTCTATTCCTCAAAAACTTATATTCTTTTAATTGAACTAGGGTAGAATTAAAACTCTTTTTTATGCTCCTCAAAAACTTATATTTGCTCCTCAAAAACTTATATTTGCTCCTCAAAAACTTATGTCTATCCCTTTCAATTGTGTTCTTCGGATAAAACATAATATTTGTTCAAATACATCACAACGAGATATTATCTCGTTGATATTTTACTCATCTCCATAATTTTTTTTAAATTCATTATAAACCTGATTCAGATCAAACTGTTTAAGACAGTTTGCATCCTGTCCCTCGTATTCACCGTAAACTCCAAATACAACCCCTTTATAGAGCATAAAGGTGATATTGAAGTTATTTTCTCCATTATTTTCGAATTTTTCCAGTTCGGTAGCTTCTGCCATTTTTAATACGTCTTCATCCTTATCCTGGACAAACGGGCGTTTTTCAACACCCAAATCCTGATACATGTTTTCAGGAAACATAGTGTAGTTTTCCAAAATTTCAGCAACCTTATTACTAATTTCTATTTTTTCGTTGTTTACGAAAACTGCCTTACCTGTTTTGTAGTTATAAATTTTCATAGCCTTATTTTTATTTAAATTATGTGTTATTATTTCGATACAAATATAACATATATATTAATATCATACAAGAAAAAACAAAAATATTTTTCACTTATATGCTGAAAAATATGAAATTCTTTCCATATATACATTATTTATCTATCTTTGTCGATAATATTAAATATAACATATATGCTAAGAGTAAAAGAGATTGCAAAGGAGAAAGGAATAACCATGCAGGTGTTAGCCAAACGGATGGGAATAACACAGCCTGGTTTATCTATGCTGCTAAACCGGAATCTTACATTACAAAAGTTATGCGAAATAGCTAAGGCTTTAGATGTCCCGGTTTCTGAGTTATTTAAAGAGAAAGAAAGTAGTAGTGTCCGTATTACCTGTCCGCACTGCGGGAAATCTGTAACTTTAAAAGTAGAATAGCTGGGCTTAACCTCGCTATTCTACTTCGTCCCCCTCTTTTGTAAAGGTCTCCATTTGCTCCAGCTTTTCCCGGATGGCGATGTTTACGAATCTATTTTTATTACCTACATCCTTAAGTTTTTGCAATATATTTTCTTCTATGCGAAAACTTATCGGTAGCATCGTCTTCCCTTTCTTTCTCCCTGCCCCTGGTCTGGCTCCGCCACGTTGCTTCTTTTCTTCCATTACTTCTTTTTTTTACAATTTGTCGTAAGCATCGTTTGCTATAAAAACAGCGTCTTCAATACTTCCACCATTTTCGATAGTATCTTCGACTATTCTATCAACAAACTCGACGAAAGTTGCATAACCTTTGCCGACAGTCTTTTCTTCGTATTCTTCTTTCGTAAAATCGATGCCATCGATTACATCGTATTTAATACTTTTAGCCTCTCTATATTAGAATTCTTCTTCAAAACAGAAATTATTAAAAAAGTCTTTTTTAAAAGAATCGGTAGGTTCATCCGGCTTTTCGTCGCTTTCCCAAAATTCCTTTGTTACATCGTCGCTCCACGTTTCCCACGCTTCGTACAACATATCTGTGTATTTGTCGAAGATTTTGCATTGTTCTATATTCATACCAAAATTGTTTTCTCTTCTACAGATGTCCTTAATTTGTTCTAAAGTTTCCATATTTTTAAATTTTAAATTATTATTTATTCATTTTCTTCGATACAAAGATAAGACATTGTTTTGAATTATGCAATACTTTTTCAAAATATTTTCCATGAAATGCGTTATTTGGAATAAGTGTAAATAAAAACAACTATGTATTCGCAAGTTTTAAAGTTGTAATTTGCTTTGTTATTCTTACAAAGAAATTATCTGTTTATCGTTTTATTATATACATATTGTTTGTTTTATAAATAAAATCATATAATTTTGTTGTAAAATAAACAATATGTAAAAATGGCTGCACCAAAAGGAAATCAGTTTTGGAAATTAAGAAGTAAACATGGACGAGACAAATTATTTGCCACGCCCGATCTACTTTGGCAAGCAGCCTGTGAATATTTTGAATGGTGTGATAAACATCCCTGGTATAAGTCGGAAGCAATAAAAAATGGTAAGTCGGTCGGGAAGATTGTAAAAATACCCACGGAACGACCTTACTCGTTAATGGGTTTCTTGGTATATATCGGAACCTCGCCGTCGTATTGGTATGATTTTAAGGCTGCTAACCATATAGATTTTTCCTGTGTCATTTCTGAAATTGAAAAAATTATAGAAACGCAACAATTTGAAGGTGCTGCAGTAGGTGCTTTTAATGCTAACATAATTTCCCGCAAACTGGGCCTTATTGATAAGCAGAATATTAGCACGCCGGAAGGAGAAGCTATTAATATTCGTTCTACAATAGATACGCACAGGATTATATTCGAAAACTACGACAACGAAAAGGAGGAATAATAATGGACCTTGTTTTCCGCTTTAATCGTATTTATGCACCTGTTTTTAATACAGACAAGAGGTATATAGATATTTGGGGCGGACGTGGCCGGGGTGGTTCACATTTCGGGACAGATTATTTTCTAAATCTTATAACGCAACCTAAATATTTCCGTGGCTATTTTGTCCGGCAGGTTTTATCCGACGTCCGGGATAGTCTTTTCCGGGATTTTAAGGACCGGATTGAAGAAAATAAAAGTATTAATATCGACGATTTTCAGATACGCGATAATGACATGCGTATAACTTACCTACCGACCGGCAACACAATTTTAGCAAAAGGAGTTAGTAAGGATGGAAGCAGAACAGCAAAAATGAAATCCTTGGCAGGTGCTACACATGTCTTAATAGAAGAATGCGACGAAATTGGCGAATCAGACTTTGATCAGCTTGATTTGTCGTTGCGTACGGTTAAAGCGGATAAAGTACAAATTATAAGGGTATTTAATCCGCCTTCGAAGCGGCATTGGATCTGGAGGGATTATAATTTAATAGAAAGTGATATTGAAGGATTCTTCCGTGCTATCCCAAAGGCAACTTCCGATGTCCTTTCGGTATGGAGTACTTACAAAGACAATATATCTAATATTCAAAAGTCTACAATATCGAAATTCGAGTCTTTTTTAGAAAATAACCCTGATTACTATTATAACCAGGTTTGTGGATTAATAAGCGAAGGCTCTAAGGGTAGGATTTATTCCGGATGGCTCCCAATTCCGGATTCCGAATATAATAAATTGGATTTACCTAAAGTATATGGACTTGATTTTGGATACAGTAATGATCCTAATGCGTTTGTAGAGATAAAATACGACGGGCAATATCGGTATGTAAATGAACTACTTTACGAAACAGGATTGGATAATTTAGCTTTAGCACAGCGTCTGTATGCTTTAGGGATAAGAAAAAATAATCTGATTATTGCAGATACAGGGAACGGAGGAGATCTTAGGATCGCAGAAATCCGGCGCGGGTGGAAAGAATTTCCTGAATTGAAGTTTAATATAGTCCCAGCAATAAAAGGCCCTGGTTCAATAAAATTCGGTATAAACAAGATAAAATCAGCCAAAATTTACCTGACTGAGTCTAGTGCTAATGGATGGAACGAATATCAGGAATACAAATGGCTCCTTGATGCCGATAAGCTCCCTACCGATCAGCCTGTAGATAAATTTAACCACATCATGGATGCAATACGTTATACAGAATTAGCCAAGGGATCTTATTTTTAAATTCAACACATTGTTATTATTTAAACATTTTACATCAAAAATGTTGTTTAAAATATTTTTTATATATATTTTTGTTTGAAATTAAACAAGCGATGGGTTTCTTAAATAAACTAAGGAATTTCAGTTTTAGGAGCAAACTAAATGTTGGGTCAGGGATAGATTCTATCGAAGAAGCTATCCGAAATTATTCTTTTATGGAATGGCGTCCCGGTAATGGCCTGCCTGATATCCACATCGATTTAGACTGTATAACAGGTATTACGGAAGCCTATAACAAGTGTTCTTCGATTGCTACAATTATAAACCGTAACTCTTCTGCGCTTGTTAATGGCAAATGGTGGTTAACGGATAAAAAAGACAATGATGTATTAAATAAATACAAAGGAATTGCTGCATTACTGGATAAACCTAATCCAATTCAATCCTGGTCGGAGTTCTTAATGCTCGTGGATGTATACAGGCAATTGTATGGGGAAGCATTTGTTTATGCTGTAGTCCCGGATGGATTTTCTATACAGGATGCTTCGGCACTTTGGGCGATAAATCCAAAGTACGTAAGTATAAAACTATCCGGTAAAATGTATTTGCAATCTAATGCCGACGAAATAATAGAAGGATATATCTTAAGTGTTAATGGGACAGAAATTGAAGTAGATAGTAGGTATGTATTGCATATAAGGGATGTGAACCAAAACATTAACATGTCTCCTAACGATATCCGGGGACGTTCCCGTCTTGTCGGGCTAGATAAATCCGTAAGAAACATTATACAGGCAGAAGAAGCTATTTATGCACTTAACAAAAACCGTGGAGCCCAAGGGATATTGGCAAACCGATCCAAAGATGCAATAGGACATCAGCAAATTGACGACGAAGAAAAAGACAGACTACAACGTAAATTTAATACAAATTACGGACTTCGGTCTAATCAGGATACTGTAATTATTACTAATGCAGATTTAGCGTGGCAGCAAATGTCTTTTAATGTAAAAGACCTTATGTTGTTCGAGGGGATAGAAAATAATATAAAGAGGATTGCCGAAGCATTTAACTATCCATTTGAACTTTTAAATACAACAAATATAGCTTATTCAAATAAAGTAGAGGCTAAACGCGAACTTTATCAGGGGAATATAATTCCTACTGCAAAAATATACGCAGAAAAATTCACTTCTTTTTTCCAGATCGATCGTGCATTTTTCGTCGTCGATTTTGCAGATGTAGAATGTCTTAAAAAGACGGAATCAGAGCGGGCTGACACTATATATAAGCAAAACCAGGCATTTAAAATTGCATACGAGCAAGGTGTAATAAGCCTTGCAGAATGGCGTTTAGCTATCGGCATGGATGAAGAAATATATAAACCGGATAAAACGGCAAAAAATATAACAGAAAATGAGCAAGAAACAGGAGAAAATAGAAGCGAAGAAAGCAATGAATAGCAATAAAGTATTGGTGAAATACTTTTCTGCTAAAGAAATGAAAGATGTGGACCCGGACAACCATATTATCGAAGTTAAATTTGCCGCTTATGGCATGCCTGACAGCGACCGGGATATCCTGATCAAAGGATGTTTTTCCAAATCAATTTCAGAACGAGGTCCTGAATCGTCGACGAACAGAAAAATAGCTTTTCTTTGGCAACATGACATGCACGATCCTATTGGGAAAATTATAAAAATTGAAGAAAAGGATGACGGTGCCTATGCGACTGTACGCCTCAGCAATTTTGATGCTGTGCCTAATGCCAAGCGTGCTTATTTTCAGCTTAAAGATGGCGATATAAATCAGTTTTCTTTCGGCTTTAGCTATGTCTGGGATAAGATAGAGTACGATGAAGAAAGTGATACATTTATTGTCAAGGAAGTAAAATTGTATGAAATCTCCGTTGTTACCCTGGGTGCAAATGAACTTACTGAATATATAGGGGAATTGGAAAATGAAGATGAAATAAAGAGTTATCTAAAAGAAATATTAATTAAAGACAAAAATAAGTTTAACAAGATCAAACAGATCATCGTGGATATTGAAGCCGAGCCGGAGCAAGCGGGACAGCCACCACTCACTTTAAATCAGGGAAATATGTTTGAAAAACTAGCAAAATTAAGTGAAAATGAAAAGAATGATTAAAGATTTGAGAAAAGGAGGTTTTGCGGGTGCAAAGGCCCGCTATAGCTTTCGATTAGTATGTATTTGTTTCGGATTAATTGCCGTGGCTGCACTATTGTGTGTACTTTCCGGTGGAATTGGTTTAGGTGCAGGTGCAGTTTTAGCCGGGGTTGTCCCTGTTGGTTTTGCGTTACCGGATGGGGTCGATTTCAATGAAAAGGAAAGAGCCGGATTAAAAGCGCTGGCAGATCATTTTAATGCTCAGTTTAAATCTTACGTTGATAATAAAATAAATGAGGAAAAACTGATGGAGAAAATGCAGGAAAAATTAAAGAGCTGGGCTGACGAAAACGGAATCTCGAAGGAGGCTTTTGAAAAAATGCAGAGTTCTTTGAAAGAACAGGGGAAAACAATTACCAGTTTGAAGGAGCAAGGAGTGCCGGTAAAAGGAGCACGAGGTTTAAAATCCGCGTTTGAAAAGAATTACGACAAATTTGTATCTGCGGTTAAAGATAATAAAGTCGGATTTTGTATAAAATCTGTAGATGAACATACTGCAGCAAACATTCAGACTACATCCAATAGCATAACCACTACTTCCGGAGCAACTCTTGCGGAAGAAATAGGAGAGAATAACGAATTATTTATGAAACGGCGTGGCCGGGAATACATCCATGATATAGCCAATGTTACCGTTGTTGATGAAGTGCCTGAATCTTTTAACTTTTACGAAGAAGGAGACGAAAAAGGAGCTATTGCCATTGTGTCTGAAAATGGATTAAAACCACAGGTACATTTAAGCCTGATTAAAAATAAAGTGGATGCAAAAAAAGCTGCTGGTTATATCGTTGTTACCGAGGAAATGCTAAAATGGCGTTCGCGTGCCTGGGCCCAAATTCAGCGTCTTTTTAATGATAAAGTATGGAGAGACTATGAGAAACTATTGACAGAAGATTTGCTGTCTAATGCAACTGCTTACACTACCACAGCGCTCGATGATACAATTGCTGCACCGACTGATTTTGATGCAATAGTTGCTTCAGTACTGCAACTTGAAAGCTTGGAATATAGACCGGACGTGCTGATTATTAATCCTGCGGATAAATGGAAACTTGCATTGACTCAGGCAAATAACGGCACTTTTATTCTGCCCTATATTCAGAATGGCGGAGAATTTTCTTTGCTTGGTCTTCGTGTAATTACTACTACCCGTATTGCATCCGGAACGTTCCTTATCGGAGAATCTGATACATGGTTTATTGAAGAAGAAGCACCACAAATAAGGACCGGGCTTGTTAACGACGATCTTATCCACAACCGGATGACAATTATCGGCGAATTATTCTTCCTATCCTATGTACCATCTAACAATGCCGGATCTTTTGTTAAGAGTACATTCAGTACAGTAAAAGAAGCATTAAAAGCTCCTGAGGCAGGAGTTGGAGGATAGATAACTCCGGGGCTTAGGTCCCCGGATAGTTTAAATTAGTAACATATTAAAAAATAATACAATGGAAACAAAGGTAGAAAAAGAAGCAAGAGTTGTTTATAAGGACGATATGGTAAAGATTGTTTATACAAACAAAAGTGTATATCACAAGGAAGGGGAAGAGGATTTTGTGCATCGGTTACAGGCCGAGAAGTTGGTAAAAAAAGGAGTTGCAAAAATGTCGCGCGGTAACTGATATGTTTCTGGATAACACATATTTTCAAGGAGAATTGTCGATCCCGAACCTGATATTCGTAGAACCGAAAGGAGTTGGAACGATGATCCAAGCCGTTAACGAACAGTCTTTCGATTGGTATTTGGGGAAATACGAAGTGAAATTCATGAATGAATTACTTGGTAGTGAGATGTATGCCAGAATGATGAAGGAGATAGAAGACGGGAATGAGTGGGGTAAGTTAAGGAATAAGATTTTTGTGTTTACAGGTTCGGGTAATAGCTATTCTCCTGCTGCAAACTATGTGTATTTTTACTCAATCCGGAGCATGCAGACACAGACATCACCCGAGGGAGAAGTTAGAGGCCGTAAAGATTATTCTTCTATCGTTTCTGTATCCCCAAAACTAGTAAGAGTATGGAACGATATGGTTGATATGATTGCGGATATCAGGGAATACGTAAATCAGAATGAAGTTCTGTACGGGAAATTGGGCGATGATGCAAGGTTGTTTAAATACATTAATACGTTTGGAATATGATTTCTCCTAATAAGCTTATCGGTAGCCTCGTTTTTCGTACTCGTAATGCGCTTGACTGGAATAAAGAGTTTAAGGACAATTTATTAAGTTATCCTTACAGTAAAAATTGTTTGGTAAACAATCATTTTTTATTGTGGCATTATCCGGGTACAAATAACGAGATATCGAATGCATTACTTGAAATCGGTAAGCATCCGAACGGAGCAAGACTAAAATTCCCTTCTTTTTTAAATTTTCAGCCAATCCGGCAAGAAAACAGGGGGAATGAGGTGACTATATTTTACAATATTGCAATTGTTGGTACTGTAAAAAGTACCTGGATGACTGAAAAACGGGAACACGAAGTATTTGAAAAGGTGCTCCGTCCTGTTTATGAAGAGTTTATTAGGCAAATACAAGCTTGTAGATATTTCAAAACAGACTATGGGAAACCTGATCATACATACTATGAAATTTTTACTACTGGAGAGAGCGCCGGAGAAATAATAAAGAGATACGGAGATAATATTGATGCAATAGAAATACATGGCATGGCTTTAAAGCTTAATACGAATCTGTGCAAATCCGATTTCCTTACAATCGAACGCGAGAATGCTGCAGTAACATCTGGTATTAAAGGAATTTTAAATTTTAGAGAAGAATGAGTATTGGACAAATTAAAAGTAATTGCAAAACAGCAACTCCCCTCACCGGGGCTGAAAGTTGTGCAAAACAGGAAGGGAAAGTATCAGCTTTGATTGTAACTGGCTTGAATGCGTACTTCCCTCTTGAAGATACGGATTTTACCGATGAATTAGGAACCCATGTTTATGAATCCGGTCCTAACCGGATTTATCCGATTAAAAATATCGTTGGGATGACCATTTCCGGTGGGGATATCAATGCCCCGGACCTCGGTACATACGGAGGCCCAGCACCGACAAACCTAAATGCGAAAAACGTGGCTTATCAGATTAATGCCGGCGATTGCATGTATAAAGAACTGGCAAAATTTAATAAGCGGAAAGTACGTGTAATTAGAGTGGACGACGAAGGATATGCCTATGGTACAATAGTAAAAAGAGGAAGCGAATATTTTTTCGCAGGATATGAAGGAACTTTGTACACACAACGTACGCCGACAGATGGTTCAACTGCATATAATCTGTCTCTTTTCGTATATTATACTCCGAATAACGAAGATGAAGAAAAAAACATGGCTGCAATAAATGTTGGTCTTGTGAATGTCCCTGACGGACTTTTAGGTGTTACTTTAAAAAAAGGGACAGCGAGTGGCTCGGCAACTGTAATTACAGCATGCGGAGCAGAAGACATTACTTCGGAATATGGGGAGAAGTGGAAGGCAACGATGTTTTTAAATGCTTCAGGAGGATCCCCTACGACAGTTACATATAATCAATCTACCGGTACTTTGACATTTGAACCCGCTGCAGCATACAGGATCGCGCCGGCGTCTGTATTAAATGCAGATATTCCCGGGATTGAAGGTATCAATGAACTAACCAATCTGTCATGAAAGTTATAATGGGGAAATACGTGATAGACGTAAATGAAAGTGATATACGAAAGTCACGTAAAACATCATGGGTCAGCCAACGTGTGAAGGCTTTTGAGTGGACAGGGATTGACCGGGACGTACTTACAGAGAAATTTTCAGAAGTATTTGACAGTATTAAGGGATCTGATACCAAAGAGTCCGAATAGTTTTATTTTGTTATTTTATCTGGAGGGGGTGGGTAGTTCCACCCCTTTATATTATGGGGATAAGGGAATTAATAAGAAAATATACGAAAATTCAGGAAAATATAAAAAATATTCCTGCAGTAATTAACGGAATTGTAGCAAGGGATAAGGATATATTACTTTCCCTTAATAGAGATCAGATGTTGTTGGGACGTAATGCAGAAGGTGAAGTATTAACACCTTCATACCTTAACGATCCGTATTTTAAAAGCAATTTACAGGCTGAAGCATATGCCCGGATGAAATACAAACTCGAACAGGAGCATAAAGCGCGTATTGAAAATCCGACACTATATCCGGACAAAGACAAGGATACCCCCAATCTTATTGTGACCGGTCCGTTTCAGGACAATATGTTTATTTTACCGGAAGGAGAAAGTTTTATTATTGGCTCATCATATCGAGATTCAAACGATATAGAGAATAAATATAACAATCTTGTATTTGGGATATCTCCTGAATCAAAAGAATATTTCTATAAAAATTTTATCCATCCTGCTCTATTAAAACTATTACAATGAGTTGCGATTGTTTAAAGAAAAAGACTACAGAGGCTGACAAAATAATGAATCAGGCCCGTATTGAAAGTGAAATTGAAAAAAAAGATTATGTCGTATATGAAGAAGGGAACAAAACATTCTATGACCGGAAATCGTGTTGGCAAAAAGCGGGGAAACCTGGCAAAGTCAGAGGAATTATATTCTATTTACAGTAGTTGCTATGATTGTCCATTGAAGGTCTATATAGAAATTGTATGTAATAATAATCTGGATGCTCTTATAATTTCTGGGAATCCACCAAAAACAGTATTAGAAAATGCGAATAATAAAATAATTTCCGGCTATGCGGAATTATCAGGGAGTAGTATATCAACGAGATATAATGTTCTGCTTAAAGATATTTATTCATACAGATCTCAGATTGTCGGACTGACATTATGTCTGCAAATACTTCCTATTACTCCGGATGCTGCAGTTGGAAATCTTTCTAAACTTGGAATGAGGTGTTCCATCCCTGAGAATAATGAAGATATGGATCGTTTAATCAGAAAAATTGATTCCCGCATAAAAGACAGATCAATCCGGCTGAAAAAGGCACAAAAGGAATTTGATAGTATCCAAAAAAGTAATAAAAGTAAAGCAATAACCCCTAAAGATTTTTATGATCAGCTTGCGATAATAAGCCGGTGGGCCGGATTCAGAATTTCAGTGGACATTACGCTTGCAGAATATGCTGTATATATTAAGCAGATGTCGGAATATGTAGAACAGTCAAAATCAATGATCAATGGCAAGAAGTACTAAAAATATGGAATTGGTACCACAGGAGGTACTAAATGAATTGATGGCATTGGATGTCCAGTTAGACAAAACAAAATCTAATCTACTGGAAATTTTAAAACCGGTTGTTGATATTAATAATGAATTACAGAAATCAGCTACAAATTACAAAACACTTACCGATTTAATCAATAAACAGAATCAGGTCGAAGCCAAAGCTATTGCCGAATTAGAAAAACATCGGGATACAATTAAACAAATTAAAATTCTTCAGGACAAACTAAGTTCTTATCAGAGTCAACAAACTAAAGATATAGAAATGTTACGATCCGCAATAGAAGAACGTAAAAAATATAATGATGAAATTCAAAAGTCCGTAATAGCTAAACAAAAAGAATTTGAAGAGTCAACTAAAAGTGCAGATGGCATTAAACAGGAAGGGATTGCTTATAAAGAAATGGCCTCTGCAGCAAATAAAATCATAGGACTACGTAGTCAGAATATATCTTCACTGATAAAAGAACAAACAGCATTATCATCAGTAAAAGCAGAATTATCAAAGCTGAATAGAATAGAAAATGAAGGGAAAGAATTAACAGAAGAACAAGTCGCCAGAAAACGAGAGTTGATAAATTCCGAGAAAGAGCATAAACAAATAATATCAGGTTTAAATCAGGTGATTCAAAACGATATTAAACTGAATCAGGCTGCTTCCGGATCAATGAATGAAATGGCCCAATCTTTAAGTAAAGCAAGAATTGCATACCGGAATTTGACAGAAGAAGAAAGGAATTCACCATTTGGCCAAGAACTGTTAAAGTCAATACAAAAAACAGATTTGAAAATTAAAGAATTCGATGCATCTATTGGTAACCATCAACGTAATGTTGGTAATTATGCAGGAGGTTTTAATACTTTACAATATAGCGTCCAACAAGTTGCCAGAGAACTTCCATCATTGACAATGAGTCTTAGTCAATTTTTTCTGGCTATTTCAAATAACATACCGATCTTATCCGATGAAATAGTAAAAGCCAAGAATGCAAATGCAGCATTAAGAGCAGAAGGAAAGAAAGGGGTACCAGTTTGGAAACAGCTTATATCTTCCGTATTCTCCTGGCAAACAGCTTTAGTCGTTGGAATAACTGTAATTACTGCATACGGGAAAGAAATTAGTAATTTCTTTAAAGCATTGTTTGGAGCTAAGCAGGCATTAATCGAGGTAAGTGAAGTACAAAGGATATTTGGTGAAAATATAGCTAAAGATACAATTGAGTTGGATGTAATGATTGACAAATTAAAAAATACGACAAAGGGGACAGAAGATTATAACAAAGCCCGGATGAAAATAATTGATAAATATGGTGATTATCTGAAAGGGCAAAAAGATGAGATACGTAATCTAGAAGATTTGGATGCTGCATATAAGATATTAACTCAGTCGATAATTCAGAACTCTATTCAAAAAGGTTTACAAGAAGCTAATTCCAAAATGATAGAAGAATATAATAAAGGGATGGAATCTGCGTTAGGTGGTGTACTTGAAAAATTTGAGGAAAAATATGGTAAAGAAAAGGGAGCTGAAAAATTTATGACTTTTAAAATCGGTATTACATCCGATGATAAGGAGTTAAAGGATGCTGCAGAAAAAATATTTCACGAATTTGATTTTGAGAATAGCATGTCTAATCCCATAGGAAAATCTTTCAAATATATTGAGAATCACATGCGTCCGGTTGTTAACAATATTATAAGAATAAATAATAATTTGAAGGACGCTCAGGAATCTTCATTAATCATGGAAAAAACTTTTCTAAAAGTTTTTGGGACTGATACGGTTAAGAAATCAGATTCATTGCTTGGGAAGCAGCAGGATTTAAGGAAAGAAGCAGAATTGTTGCCCGAAAGTACAGAAGAGGAACTCAAATTGAAAAATAAACGTTTAAAGCAAATAGATGATGAAATAAAACGCCTTAAAGAGCTTGGTATAGAAACTGACAAACAAGCAAAGTCGAGAGAAAAAGAGGAAAGAAAAATTCATGATTATATTATAAAACTTCAGGAGAGGGAAAGAAATGCTTATAACCAAATGCTTTCTCTGAAAGAGAAAGAAGGTAGCGAAGCTAATAAAAGAATCGTTCAGGATGAAAGATTTTCTTATGAGGAACGCATCGAGGCCCTGAATAAATATAGTGAAGCTTTAAAAGCATCTGTAAAAACCAATGCATATGCTCAAATTGAGAAATTAATAAGAGAAACAACTATCGGATTAGGTAAAGATCCGGATAACGAAAAAGACCGGGCTGAAGTTGCCCAGAAGGTTTCAAATCAGGTCCTTTTAATAAGACAAAAAGAGGCATTGGAAATAGAAAAGATTACAGAACAGAGTGCTAAAACCCAATTACAAATAGAGGAAGATAGAGTAAAAAAAATGCTTAAGTCTATTCAGGAAGAAGCAGATGCGCGAAGTAGGGCTATATCCGGGAAAGAATCAACAGAATACGATTATCTGGCCAAAGATTATAAAAAAGGTTTAATGTCCGAGGAAGTATATCAGTCTAAAAAAAAGGCTATTTCGGATAAATATGCTTTAATACGTTTTGATGAAGAACAAAAAATGTTGGAGCAACAATTAAATACTTTTGGTCTGAAAGAAGAAGAAAAGAATGATATTGAAAGACGTTTGGCTGACAATCGCCTAGAATATGAAAAATGGGTAAATGAACAAGAGATTGCTGCAGCTGAGGCATTGGCAGAAAAGAAAAAAGAGCTTTTGCAGGATGTATTCAATTTCGGTCAACAGCTTATCGAGCAACGTTTCCAGAACCAACTTAATGCCCTTGAAGAAGAGTCTGAGGCAAATGATGAATGGTCTGAGCGTGAGAAAGAACGTATTGACCGTTTGGAAGAAGCCGGTGCAATTTCAAAAGAGCAAGCGGATGCCAGAAAAGCAGTTGTGGATGATCAGGCTGCAGCCAGAGAAAATGAATTAGAGAATAAACGTGCTGAAATAAGGAAAAAACAAGCTGTATTTGAAAAAGCTATTGCTGTGGCAGATATTATGCGAGAGCTTGCTTCTGCGATTTTTAAAATTCAAGCAGAAGCTGCAGCAGCTGCTGCGATTCCTTTTGTTGGGGCTGCATTAGCAGCAGCAGCTTTAAGTCAAATACCTTGGATAACTGCAATGGCTGGAGTACAAGCTGCAACAGTTCTAGCAACTCCTATCCCTGAATATGCCCAAGGTACAGAAGATCACCCGGGAGGTCTGGCTATTGTTGGAGATGGTGGGAAATCTGAAATGATTATAGCAGGAGGAAAAGTTTTCCGCACTCCATCGACGGATACACTGGTCGATTTACCGCCTCATTCTGTCGTATTACCGGATTTTAATGCGGGAATGAATACATTGAAAGCTCCTGATATCCATATGAGTGATCGGGCTATTTCTTTTGAAGAACTTTCAGCTTTATTAAAGGAGGGTAACCAAAAAACTGATACATTATTGAAAATGTTCCGTCAGAACATTAAAAATGAGTTGTATGCAAGAGAATTAAATAAAGTAAATCGTATTACAAGATGAAAATAGTAAGAGATTATATAAAATGTGTTGTTATAGAAGGGGGAGCATATGAAAGAGGGGAATTTGCCGGCAATATGTGGTGTAGAGTAAATGAAAATGGAGAATTTGAAACCCATCAATATAGTTTGTCAAGACTATATATATTAGATAATAGAAAAAAAGATGGGACGTTAGGGCTATATAAACAAGTTGAATACAATGGATATTTAAGGGATAGCGCTGAGATTGTAATGCTTGATTCCAATTTAAATGTTTTGGACCATATTAAAAATACGGGGGATGGGCCTATAACTAACGTAACATTTAATATACCTGAAAATTGCAGGTATGTATATTTATCTTGTGCGTCAGATTACGAAAAGAACTACTACTTAAGAGTTTTTGAGGGAGATTTTATTGATGTAACTCAAAATATTGAAAATCTGGATTCTTTAGAGAATGTATTGTCGCGTGATGGTGTATCCGGTGTTATATCAGAGGTTTCTTTTGAAATAAGTTTTGTTTTATCTGCAAAAGATTTTGTAAAAGACATTTTCTTCCGTAAAGGACTTTATGGGAAAGCTTTGTTAAAAATTTATCGGAGAGGTAATTTTGACAATGATTACAAACTAATAAAAGATATAAATCTTGATTTTAGTACATACCAAGAATATGCAGATCGGGTTACAGTGGAAGCAGCAAAATTTGATTTACTTGAAATAATTAATTCAGAGGGGAAAACAAAATATGAAGTACCAGTATCAGAAATCTCTGATACTAAAAAGTGGAAGTATGAAAGAATGAATTTTATTAATAACGGCGTTTATGAATTACCGACATCTCCGATAGAAACAATATCTTCAACATCCAGTATAATCCTCCCATTAAGTTTATCAAGTTCTGAACTAATTCCTGGGGAAGAAATTGATTTTAAATCTCAATCTTTTGGCGGTAGTAGTAGTGATGATTATTTTGTCCTTAATGCAGGGAAAAAAGAAGTCAGTATTCATGTTGAAATGAGTTATAAGTTTGAGTATGATGGGAAGTTAACATATGGTTTGCCGGGGACATTCGATTATAATAAATTACTTTATGTTCATCTGATAAAAAATACAAATGACAATAAAAACCAAGAAATTATAAAAGAATGGGTTTTGACTCCAGAAGCAGGAACAAAAGAAGAAAATAAGTATATAATAGGTATGTTTAAAGCAGAAATGGTGCTTGATACTTATATAACTTTAAAAGAAAACGAGAGTTTGACACTTCGGCTAGACGTAGATAAGAATTATAACAAAGACCATATCCTGATGATAAGTACAGGAGATATTACATTTGTTGAGAAAGATGATAAACTTACTTTTATTCTTTCGTATATAGAAAAGAGTGTAAAAGTATTATATATAGATTTAATTGACCCAACGACCCTTATGCAACATTATTTAAATGACATGTCTGGAGTTAACGGTCTTTTTTCTGTACAAATAAATTGGAGTGAGAGTAATTACAAAACAATGCTTATTGCAGCAGAAAGTATAAGACAAATTCCTGGAGCTAAATTATACGGATCACCAAATGATTTTTTTGACTGGATGAAAGTATTAGGGTATGAATATGATATTGACGGGACAAAGTTGATTTTTAATTTTAGGGATGAGTATTTTAAAAGTTCATTTGCTGCGATGTCTATGCGAAAAGATGAAATTGCAGACTTGATTATTAAGGCAGATAATACCTATGCTTATACTTCTGTTGAAATAGGATATGATAAGCAGGATTATGATACCATGAATGGCCGATGTGAACCCAATGGAATGTTTTCTTACACAACCGGATATATAACACGTACAGATAATAAATTAAGTCTAATAAGTCCTTATCGGGCCGATTCCATAGGTATTGAAATGTTGTGTCAGGAAAGCGATAAACAGACGACAGACACAGATTCTGATAACGATGTTTTTTTTGTTGCCTTAAAAGAGAATAGCGAAGATTACTCTGAATACAAAGATATCTATATTGAAGATAAGGATTTCTCTAGTCTGAAACTGTTTAATGCTCCGTTTAATCCGTATTATTTAATAAAAAGAAACCAAAGCCTGATAGGGATAAATGCTGATAAGGTAAAATTTAAAGCTACAGATATGAGCCGGACGGCAATTATAATAGATAACGGGCAATCTGTTGATCCATATGCCGATCAGATAATTTCTAAAAAATTATTTGAACCAATTATATATAACTTTGCGGCAGGAAGCAATAAAGATTTACCTGATCATGCTGTCAGGAATGGGTTGGTTAAAATAAATTGGAAGGATGAAATTTACACTGGCTTTATTAAGGAAATCAGGAAGAATTATGCTTCCGATACAGAAACCACTTGGGAATTATGGGGATTTAAAGATAGGGCGGTGTAATTGTTTTAAATAAAACATTTCATGTATAATATTTTATTATTTGTATTGTTTTTTATATTTTTGTTGAAAATACAACAATAATATGTCTGCTATTTTTATATCTGAATTTAGTTCTCTGAATTTTAGAAAAGACTGGAAATTGTCTTTTCAGCAAAATGTAGATTACATACCAAAATTTCTTCCTACTGATAATATTCAAGTTCAGTATGTTGTCAAAGATTTTACACTAACCCCTTATCTTAAAAATATATGTACTGGAGAAGTCCAACAACTTTCTCCGGTACTTTTACTTGAAACTGAATCGGAAAAATGTTATCAATTAACAATTAATAATTCTTCAATATCCTCAGATACAGAGTTTAATTTATACTTTGCTTCCGATCAGGATGGGGAGAAAATTAAAGATGCAAATTTTTGTGTTTGTACTGAACTGCCCGATACGATTCTTCTTGAATATACTAACCGAAAAAATGTTTACGAAACAATTTTTGACGGTATAGACCGATTTTTATTCAGGGTAGAAGGGGCTTTTTTGCCTCAGGAAATATCCTTTGAAAATAATACAGAAGAATTTAGAGACCAACGATATGTATCTAAAATTCTTTCTTCTACAGCATTTGAAAAGAAAACTTTGACACTTGGTGGCGGAATGGGAGTTCCTAACTGGGTAGCAAGGAAAATCAACTTGATTTTTTCCCTAAGCTCCGTACATGTTGAAGGGAATCCGATGGTGAGAAGTGAAGGCGGAGCTGTTGAATTAACTGAAATCGGTAAATATTATCCTCTTTATATTTATAAAATAGTACTTGAAGATGGAGAAGATAATGAAGACACTGGAGATGGTATTATTGAATATTTGAGGGCGGTAGACGAAAAAAAAAAGATAATACGCAAATCTTCTGAGAACGATTTACGAGTTTATTTAGAAGATACCGGTATTGATACTGCAAAGATGATTCGCGAATTGGAATTAATAGGCGAATTATCAATGAATTATACCATAGAAATTGATGACAATCTATCAGGATCAACAAATAAGACAACATTGCAGTCTTTGATTCAGTTTATTTCGAAAGATTTTGTTACAAATAATAAGTTCAAGGAATATATTGATCAACCTGTCCGTACTACTGACGATGTTAAATTTAACTCTGTAGTAGCCAAAGAGAGTATAAAGACGGGGAAAGTCACTGCTGAAGAAGTAGTATCCGAAAACTTTACTTCCGGCTTATTAGGTGTCGGCCACAGGCTTTGGAATGGAGTTTTGGAGGTAAGCGAACTCATAGTCCGCAAGACAATGCATGTTTTTGAAATAATCGTCCAAAAAATTACTTCTGTGAACGGTAGTATGCTTACGACACCAGGTGGAGGAATAAGGATATCAGAAGTAGAGGAATTGGAAGATGGTTACAAATGTTTCTTTAACAATGATGACGGGACAATACCGAATCCTTTTGTGGTAGGAGACCAGGCCTTACATCAGGTATTTACCGGAAAAAATATTAGCAGATACTGGCGTCTTGTAACGGAAGTCGGTGATAATCATTTCGTTTTGAGCAAAACGGATTGTGAATCAGGAAGTGATATCCCAAAAGTAGAAGATGAAATAATCCAGTTCGGCAACAGAACCGACAGAAGCCGACAGAATGCAGTCCTTACTACCTCTTATGGTTTGGATGCTCCCTATACGGCATATTATTCCAACGTAAACAGTTATTCTCTCGAAGGGAAAGAAGACGTCCGTGAGGGTAATTTGAGAGGCATCAATGACCCTGATTTCGGACAACTTTCAGGTAGTGGATTTTACGGTAAGAATGTTTATTTAAAAGGTATCTTTAGGTTGTTGTCCGGCAAAACGGTGGAAGAGTCCATCGGAGACGTGCAGAGTAACCTGGACAACCTCCAAGTAGGAGAAACCAACCTTCTTGACAATAGTAACAAGGGATGGAAGAATAGTTATTATCTAACAGCGACAATTTACTTAGGAGATTACAAACCCAAAGAAGGAGAAGAATGTACAATTGTTATTAAAGGGAAATTAGGAACTGATAAAACATATTTTCGCATATTTAATTCAGGTGGTTCGGTTGTATTAACTGGATTATTCCGAAATATGTTTAATGCAGATAATATTGCAACAAGAACCTTTAAATGGAAATTAGAACAATCATCGGTCGTTGCTGATAATAAATTCATTAATATATATGCATACGAATCAAGTGTAGTTGCAGAATCTGAAATAGAGTGGGTAAAACTAGTATTAGGCAATAAAACTTCGCTATTGTGGACCCCCTCCATAAACGATCAGAAGCAGATTGCAATAGATGAAGCGGGAAAGGTTGTGGATGGGATACAGATCGGTTCCCAGAACCTTATATCCAAAAAAATGATGTTGAAGTGGAATGAGAAGAACAAGAATATTGCGGTCTGGGGGCAGGATGCAGACGGGGTGTATCTCAGGATAAATGAAGGACTACTGCATAAAAATTGGGCGGGCAGCAATGAAATTGCTAATCCGGTATTTGATTTGCAATTCAAACCCGATACACAGTATGTATTATCTGTTGAATGGAAACTTGCAGCAGTACAAAATTACGATGGACTTGCTTTCAGGATATTTTACACTGATGGAACGGCAGAATGGCATGGATTAACAGGAACAATAATCACAAAAACAATCGTCAGATTAATTACGAAAGCCGGGAAAACAGTGCAGAAAATATCTGCGTCATACGGAAGCAGTAAAGCCAATACACTAATCTACAATATCTCCCTAATCGAAGGCAATAAACCCTTGCAAGGCTTCCCCGTTGCAGAAGAAGACCAGGTCGGAGCAAATAATGTGAATCTGGCGGAGGGGACAAAAGGGCCGTTTACGGTTGAAGGGGGGACAAATACTTATGCATATAAAGCTCTGTATATTCCTGTAATCAAGCCGAATACAGTTTATTATATGAATGCCCAAAATATAGAATTCTTATCAGGCAATATTAGCAAGTGTGATTTTATTTTATATGATAAGGCTATTAAAAATTACCTGACACCTACTTATCATCATCTTTATGATAAAAATGGTGGTATTCTGATTACCAAAAATGACTTTGAAGCTCAGGAAGGGTATTTACTTTGTTACGCCGGAGAATCAGGGCATACCGCTGGGAATTCGGTCCGGTTTACCGAAGTCATGCTAGTCGAAGGCTTTCTTCCCGCCCCTGTTTGGACTCCTTCTTTCTCCGAGCAGCAAGCAGAAATAAAAACGATAACGAAAACCCTGACCGAAATTAAAGCCGAAAACGGAGAAATAAGTTTAAGGGTTAACGAAGTTTCTGAGAGAGTGGAAGAGGCTAAACAAGAGGCAATTGATGAAGCAAAAGAATACACAACTATTCAAACATATCGTGAAACAGATATCGACTTAAGGGCTGAAAAGTGGGATCAGGACACATATTATCCGGTAACTATTAAATTATCAAACTCAGAAACAAGGATAGAAGTTGTTTCGCCACTTAATGGTGATTTTGGAATACCAAAATGGTCAACGCATGAATTAGGTTTTTCAATGAACTGTGTATGGCGTAGTAACGGGAGTAGATGGGGGGCAAATGTTGTTAATAGAATAATTGAGGTTTTCGAATGTAAATTTACCAAGGAAATACCCGATACTACCCCAGTGCAATATATACTCCCTGCCGGATGGATTCGGCAACTAACCAGTAGCAGCGAAGAACTTATTTATCTTCGTGGAGGTGGTAGGTACCTATTTAAAATCGGGAACAATTGTGTAGCAGTAGTACACGATAGTCGTTATACGGCTCCAGATGGGTCATCTGTTGCTCCTACTGCTTCGGTAATCAGGCCTGTTCTTACGAATGCAACAAAGGAAGAACTTAATGCTGAAATAAATATAACAAAAGGATTGATCGAAAATAAAGTATCTCTAGATGTCTATAATGAAAATGATCAATTAATAAAATCAGATATTAGCAATTTACAAGTTAGTTACAACCAAATTTCTTCTACAGTATCTAAAATTATAAATGGTACCCAAGAAATATCTGGTGTTGTAACACAAAGTAATTTCGTTACAATTTTTTCTTCAAATAAAAATGCATTAGGGCAAGAAGTTATTGAATCTATTAATGTTGGCGGAGGAGGCGTTACAATTGATGCAAGTAGGATTAATCTTAATGGAGCTATTAGTGCAAACGGGAATGTTCAGATTACAACAGATGGAAAACTTATTGCAGTTAACGGACAGTTTACAGGAAAGATTACAGCGACAGAAGGAGAAATTGCCGGACTGAAATTAAGCAATAATGGATTGAGATCATCTGATTTCAATGCGAGTTCAAAAATAGGCTCTTGTTATGCTAAAAATGGTTTTTCTGTATATGCATCAGGATCCGGCGTACTTAAACCTTCAATAGGTGGAATGCAAGCCGGAATAATAACAGCAGTAGGAGATTTTATAAGTCATATAACTGGATTGGAAATAATTGCCAAGGAAACATCGTATAATAATGGATCATCTTCAAAAGTTACTGCCTTAAGAATACAAGCTGAGAACAGATATTACGGTACTCCATTTGATCCACCTCTTGCGATAGAGGTAGTTTCTGGAGATGTATTATTCGGTGGTAAAATGACAGTTAATAATACATCTATCTTTAGAGGTCAAATATATTTAAATCTTAATAACATACCAAATATTTCAGGGGCTTCGAATTATTACCTATGTATAAATAGATCAACCGGACAATTAAGTTACAGATAAATTATAAAAAACATGGAAATTAACTATTTTATTTCAGCAAAAGCAACGGCAACGGTACAGAATATAAATGTATCGCTGAGTGCAGAGTATCAAAAAGAGCAAGCACCGGAAGTTATCTCCGTAGTAGCAAACGGATACTTGGACGACGGGAAGAAATTCATGAATGCAACCCTTAAATACAATCCTAAGTCCGAGGATTTCAATTCGATTAACGGATCAAATGTTGACTTGGGTATTATTCAGGGGATTGTTCCATTAATTACGGAATTTTATAGAAAGATTACTGAAACATTCACTAACTACTAACAAAATGAAATATAGTTTTGACGTAAAAGATGTATCAGCAATTGATTTGTTAGGTAATAATTATATCCAATTGCTGGAAGAGAATCAAAATAAAGGCATTCATCAACTTGTCGGAAATGCCGTGTATGTGTGCACAAACACAATTGAAATGCATGAAATTGCCAAAAAGATATTCAACGGGGAAGCTGTGGATATGAATGAAAATGAGACAGAATTATTCAAAGCCTCAATAATGGATTCAACCTGGCATGTTTTTATTAAAAACGCTATTATCTCTGCAATCAAAAACAAATAAAAAAGAGGCCGCCCTCGCGACCTCTATAAATATTTCCCAAGCAACCCCAAGTCAATCTTATGTTGCAAATTTACAAAGTTTTTTTTGAGAATACAAAAGAATAATTTAGAAATATAAAACAATATGAACAAAGAGGAATGGAGAAGGTTAATAACCGAAACGCTGAAAGAAACAGGCTTGTACTCTGACAATGCAAGAGATCTTATCATGGGGACGTTTGCTCAGGAAAGCAATTTTAAGTACACCCGGCAAATTGGCGGTGGTCCGGCTTTAGGATATGGGCAGATGGAGCCGGCAACCTTCAATGATATTGTGGTTAATTTTCTCCGGCATAAACCGGAACTAATGGGGAAAGTAATGAAAGCATCCAGTGTTGTAACTTTGGAACCTGAAATGCTTGTAGATAACAAAAAGCTGATGATCTGTATGACCCGCATACATTATTTGCGTGTAAAGGAGGCATTACCTTCGAATAAGGATGTTTGGGCGATGGGTGAATACTGGAAACAATATTACAATACGCCATTAGGCAGAGGGACCGTAAAGGAGTTTGTCGAGAACTATAAAAAATATTGTTTATAACAATGTTTCGGGAGGGGATAGAAGTACCACATTTAAATTAAGATTATGAGTGAAAGAAACACAATTTCGGCAATGGTATCAGTATTCATGAGTGGTTTTATGGATTTTATTGAGCCTTTAAAATGGTTTATGCTGCTTGCACTGATATTAATTATTGTAGACCTAAGGTTTGGGATAGCAGCAGCTAGGAAAAGAGGTGAAAAGATCCGGTTTTCACGGGCAGGGAGAAGGACTATTAATAAGATGGTAGATTACTTATGTTGGATTCTTCTTGCCGGGGCTATTGGAAAAGCATTTGGGATACCTTTTGATATTCCGTTACTTCCTTCGATTGTTTTATTGGTTATATATGGTTTTGAAATAAATTCTTGTTATGGGAATTACTTTGAAGTTCACGGTCGGCATGTAAAGGTCGATATTTTTAAATTTTTCAGGCGGAAGTCTGATATTATTGACATAGAAGAAAAAACAGAAAAATGAGGATAATAATTATACTGATAGCCCTTTCTATATTCTCCTGCCGGAGTATTCAGTACGTGCCGGTAGAGACAGTAAAGACAGAGAAAGAATACATTGACAAGATAAAGCGGGATAGTATCTATGTACGCGACAGTGTATTTGTTCTTGTTAAAGGCGATACAGTTTTCAGAGACAAATATCATATTGTGTATCGTGATAGGCTTATGCATGATACGGTAAATATAAGCAAAACAGATAGCATCGCGGTCCCCTATCCGGTTGAAGTTGTAAAAAACAAAGTACCAAGCATTATGTGGTGGCTTATCATTTTACTGGCAGCATTCAGTATACCGTCTGTATTAAAGATTATCCGGTTTATCCGGGGCAAAATATAAAAAGAAGCCCCACTTCAAAAATATAGCGTACCACCACTACATCCTGTCTGTAAGACTTCTTTCGGGGAGTTTTACGGACAGGATTTTTATTGGTTGCACTTTTTTGAGAAAAAATTTATGAAAAAATTACAAAGGCCGAGTACGATGGTGCGTAACAAACAAGTTATCAGCATATATGAAGAATTAAAAAACTCAGAAAAATATTCAGATTTTTTCCATTTGCTTCCACGCTCTTTCATATACGATAAAATAAAGGAACAGACCGGGCTGTGTCACAAAACGATTGCTGACATATTAAATCATAGGGAAAAAACAGAATGATGTTTTGGAATGATTCTAAATTGAGAATTATTTGCAAAAATGTAGATGTGTTGACTATTTATGTGGATTAGAATTTATACATTTGTATCATCAAACAGATATCCAAATGAAAGAGAAAAAATCATATTCGCAAACATTCGTTGTAAAAAATACATCGACAGCCCTTGTTGATTTTTTCAACAAACTACGTGATCATAAAATGTCTAAAATTGAAGAATTGCGTAGCAAAAAAGATATCTATTTCCCTGCTTCTACTTCGAAATGATAATAACTTATCCAATAAGTGACAATTTCGGGAATGAATATCTTATCCGTATAGAAGATTGTCAAAATTTGCCTGATGAGATAATGAAAGAGTTGGGCAATATTAAAATATTGGACATTACTCTTGAGCGAATATCCGGCGAACAATATACAAATTCTGGCATATTGTCAAAAATATCCACGTTCATTGCCGGGGTGCTTCTTGACAATGAGAATGCAATGCTATATTTTTATTGCGATGATGTACATGATGTAAAGCGCAGGGACATGGAAATAACACCTCAAAAATTCAGAAGTGACCTTTTTTCTGCAATGTTCATAAGATATGTAAAAGCAAAATCATTGAAAGATATTGTAGATACTACCATAACGGCATACGCAGACCGGGACATATATATACATATTATTGCAAGGAGAAGGCATAAAAAACAAGTAGATGCTATACGTTCAAGCATTGAAAACCTTTCACATAAATAATATTTTCCTTGATTTAAATCAGAATGAATCTAAATTAAATGTAATCCCAATTATTTTATATGTTTTAACAAATAGGGTGGGGTATTTTTTTGATTATATTTGCGGCAATTAACAATCAAAATTTATTTAGTATGAAAAAGATTATATCCATTTGTTGTGCTTGTTTGTTGTTTTCAAGCTGTGCGACCTTATTTACCGGATCCCGACAAGCCATAACTTTTGACGCAAAAATGCCTTCATAATGGAACTG